AGATGGCGTTGGTTCCAGGCATCCCCGAAGCTGTAGCGTACTGTGCGTTGTAATCCTGTAATTGTCTGAGTGTTCCGGGAGATAGTTGGCCGTTTAGGCCCGCGAGAATATCGCCAGACACCGCTGAGTTTGTACCGCTGAGATTGGGATAGGCTGCGGAAAGGTCGCCGGAAGGGTTTGGCAAACCCACAGGGCCAGGAACCGCGCCGAATGGCCCATTTCCGCCGCGTGGAGCGGGATTGGGATTATAGTTCCCACCACCAGAAGGCATTGCTGCACCTGATCCAAACGAAAATCTAGGAAGGGTTGCCATAGGTCAGAACATTTTTTGCGAATAGGAAACCCCACCACCAAAGGTTTCATTTTCCGAGCTGAATTGGTCATCTGGAGATTCATCCTCGAGTTGGCGATTCAGAGTGTTCACAGCGAAAATCATGTTCTCTTTGTAGCCCTCTCTGTCTCCTGCATCCTGACATTTTATAGCCTGAACCGCCAACTTGATTGCATCGGCGTTGTCCACGAGAATCAAATCCGTGTCGAATTTGGCAGGTATAAATCGTAGCTTCACCAGCGCAACCACGCTTAACGAAGTGCCACAACAGCCTTGTGGCTGATTTCCGCACCGATTGGATGGTTCTCCCAACTGATACCGGGCGTAGCTTGGGGTCGTCTCGCCTGGATCGTATATCGCCAAATCCTCCAAAATGTCGTTAACCACGTCGTAAGCATAAAGAAGCACTTGGCCTTGGGTAACTTCCTTTACGACTCGATCAATGCGCCGAACATAAACTGACGTGCTGCCGTACGGCCGGCCCAAAGTGATAACAATACCCTCGCTCCAGGTGCCGTCTCCGTTGTTGGTCTTGAGCGGCTGATTACCATTGTCCACTCCGAAGATGCGAATGGTTTTCCCCAGGTCATCCAAAGTACGAGGGTAGGCACGAATCAATCTTCCATCGCCATAGACGCTGGAATATGTCGGTGCGTGGCCATTGGCGAACAAGGCGCATTCGCCGTGCCCCCATTTTCTCCAGCCTGTGCCGCACACATCACGAGGCAGAAATTGATACCAAAGATTGTGAACGGGAAGAGCGTTGCTGCAGAGACTTATTTTTCTGACATTCAAAACGTAGCGAGGCCAAACGATGCAGCCTCTTTTTACACAGACCTGAATCGGCACAACGGTTCCAGACCAATCTCCACGCCGCAAAAGGTTGCTGGTGGCCTGATTTATCAGGCTGCTGAACTTGAAGGTATCAGTACAACACCCAGCAATATCAGCGATGCCCGTCATCGGGTCGCGGCAGTCAGCAAGCGTCAGCACGGTTCCTCCTTATTCATTTTGTGGTTCGCGGTCAAGTTATCTCCTTTAACGAAACCAGCCCTTGCTGCACGGCCCAAGCCTTTGCAGGCGTGAAAACCATGTCGAAGGGAGAGTCGAAGCCGGTTTTGGTGGCAACCTCCGAGTTGGTGCCCGGGTTCCAGACGATTACTTTGTTACTACGGAAAGTGGGGATATAAACCAGCCCGTCGTAAGGGCTAAGTCGGCACCAATAAGGTGTAGCCAAAGCATCCGATAAGGTGAAGTGAGCGGCGGATTGAAGGTCGGCGGCTACCCGGTATAGGTTGGGAGTTTTGGATACAACCACTAATTCGTTGGTGGGCAGCAGTGCGAAACCACCGACTGGCGGAGCAATCGGATCAAATATGGAAGGAAATGGCCCTTGTGCGTTTATAGTTCCATCCATTAAAAGACCCAGGTTGAACGGCACGAAAGTATTACTCCATGATACAAAAAAATAACCGCTGGCATTAACAGCAATGGGACAATGCCCATCATCGTTCCAGTTCCCGTTAAACCCTTCCAGTGCCCCGGTAGTTACGTTTAATCGGAACGGAGAAAACACACTATGGGCACCAGCATACGAGGCCACCCCGTAAATGTAACCATTGAACTGAACTAGGTTTCGTATCCCTCCTCCAAAGTATCCGCCGCCGGAGTTGCAAAGAGTAAATCCTCCTTGCACCAGAAGATTTGTTCCAAGGTCGTAGGTCGTTTCGACTGCCAGAGTTGCGGGGTTTATTTTGTAGATGCACAAAGCGGGCTTGGTTGTAAGAGAGCAATCCCACCCACCCACATCTGCGGCGAATGAAACAAAAATTCGGTCGGTAATTGGTTCGTAGCATACGAAAGACCGGAATCCATTACTGGCAAACCGGCTTCGGTTCGCGGTTGGCAATCCCGTGCTGGCATCGAACTCAAAGATATAGCCCCCTCGCACGCCGAAGATCACGTCTCTCACCGGGTCGTAAACAGCTTGGTCGAGTGGCATATCAAATCCTAGTTGTTGGCAATTGAGTAATATCCGGGCTTTGTTGCAGGCATCTTCATGCGCGATTCTGTTTGCCTGAGATTGAGTCGGAGCAATGTATTGCGCAGCAGGAACGGTAAAAGATGCCCCCTGACCATTTGGACATGAAGCTGAACACGTCTGAGGTTCATTGAAAAACCACACTTGAGGCACAATGGGATCAGGATTGGTTGGCGGATTTGGGCACTCAGCCGCGTATTGCCGGCATTCTTCGATAATGCCGGCGATGAGATCGGAAACCTGTTGCTCGGTGAGAATTCCGGTTCCTTTCCGTTCAATGTGGTGGCCGCAGCAATCTGCCGTGACTGTCCATCCATCCGCAGATCCAGAGCCGCCGGCGCCACCGCTGCAAGAAAAACCAGCAGGACAGTTGACCACGAATGGAAACAAAGGGGGGCCGGTGAGGGATGATTCAAAATCTGTGTCATCAGGACAATCAATCTCCGCTCCGCAGCCAAGGCAGTCGCTCATGTTTGTTCACAGATGGTAGCACATTGTTGGGGAGCAAATTCTGGCTGAGGGATAGTTGAAGCCTTGAATCGGGCACCAAGAAATCGGCAATGGCCTCGCACAACCAGACGAAACTGCATCGTGTAACACTCGCGCAATGGCCGGTTCACATTTTCATCACATGGATAACCGCTGGGTTCTCCCAAGCCCATGCGCGGCCTAAATCCAGGCTTTGAATCACTTGCGTCCGATGTTTGGCATTCGGTCCACGAGAACCAAGACACCCAGCAGGGATATTGATCGGGCTTGTAAAAAGCTTCAAACCGAACTGTTCCGACCAATTTATCCACATAGATTTCCCCGTCTTGCAGTCGAAGCAAATCGCGTTGTCTCGGGTCGTCTTGACCGAACTTTAACGATGCAGAAGCGAAATCCCAGACAATCGGGGTGTTTGTCTCGTCATGGTTTCCATCCTTGAGAATCTCCCAAATCTCAATTTCATTGGACGTATTCAGGACGATGGCAAAGGCACGCTCCACACCATCAAAATCGCCCACAATCAATTGGAGCACGTTTAGCCCCGTCCAGATACCCGCATCATAAACGCTCGGAAGTTTGCCGCGCAGTGAAGATACCGGGTCAAAATTGAGCGGTATAATTCCGGTGTGATAAACACCAAAAGCAACTTTGACAGGATGAGTCGTCATCAATAGCCGGTTGTCGAACACGATGGCGCTGCCAAATCGCAGCAGTCCCGGATCATCAGCCCTGAGAATCGGATCAACCTCAATTGAAATTGGAGTGTTCCCCCAAGTGTCAAACTCTCGTCGGGCCAATATCAGCGAACGTATCCCATCAATCGAACGAAAAATAATATCTCCGTTGGCGAGCACGGTTGAGTTCTGCCCTTTGGCCCCATTAGAAATCAGGGATTCAGTAAGAATGGGGTTGTTAATGTCCTGCCATTTCGTTCGTTCAACTGGGGCATTGCAGGAAAAAACGTGCGTATCAGTAAACACCTGCAACGGGCCTTGCCCCAATGATGAGTCGAGAGTCGCGGAAAACGCCATTGACTGAATTGATCCTATACTTCCGGGAACGGTAAAATTTCCCCCACCAGACAAATAAAGGTTCTCGGTAACTTTTAATACTGCATCACGATAATTCTCAGCAACGCTTCCACTGCTGCCGCCAACAATATCCGAGGCGATGAACTGTTTTCCATCTGGCAGGCACACCCAATTCCTACCCATCCCGTAAGCGCCCATTCTTCCTGGAGGCAAAACACGAGTAATGTGAGTCCAAGAAATCACCGTTGCAGACACAACGTTAAAACCCTCTGGAGTGGCGGCAATGTTCAACAGGGTGACATTCAATCCGGTTATATCCAGCACCTGCATGGTTCCTTGATTCTTTATAGAAACCACGTCTCCAATATTCAAACTGGCAACAGCGGCGAACACGGCCACGACGGAAGCCCCGACCGCAGGAATTAGAAAGTCGGCTGTGTTGGTAGTTGAAAAGCTGGCAGGAGGAACTACGGCATCCCTAAAAACCAAGGTGTTATTGAAAAAAACAGGAGAATTTATTCCATCATTCCAAATCACCCATTTCTCAGATTGCCACATCCAATGTTGATCGGCGTTTGCATCCTGACTGGTTCCAAAGAATAAATTGAAAGTAGGAACTCCGGCATTGAAGTAAAACTTTACGAAATTTCCAGCCAAGGAGAAGCAAAGTGATCCGCCAGCATTATCTGGCTTGTAGTAACATCCCCCCTGATACTTTCCTTGTATGGTTGAAGCGGGGAGAGTGGCTACTTTTTTAACTGGGGGCCGGTGTGTGGCAAAGTCGCCGCGTACGGTGACGTTGGTTGCCCGCGCCATTACATTACGCGGCAGTTTTAGCGGCGAGCGATTCTCATTTACGCCACCATCGAAATCTTCAAGTGCGTCGTAAAGCTCCCGACTCTTAAAATCAGTGGCCACTAGGAGATTTGTTGAGCGAGCAATTCAGCCTCTTGCGCGTTGACTGCGCCGGCGCCAGGGGCGGTTTCCAGACTTCCATAAATCTGCAAAATATCGCCAGCGGTGGCGGAATAGAGCACGGTTGGAATCGGTTGCATTGGAACCGTATATGTCTCGGTCGTGATGACCTGCATCTTTGCCGTAGTTGCCGCATTGGAAATGTCCGCTGCCGTGTTATTGGTCCGGCGGACTTTGAACGTAAGCGTCTTTACCGCTGCAAATGTGGCTGCGGCATAGTTGCACAGGACTCTGGCAAACAAAAGATACTTTCCCGTTCGGGGAATCACCACGCTTACGCTAAGAATTTGAGATGATGTTATCGTCATCGCCTGAGGCCCTCCCGTGCCGTAGCTCACTGTTGAATCAAACAGGGCCGGGTACGGTCCGGAAGGTGACACTGTAGCGCCCGAAGTAATTGCCGCGCCGGCGGCAACATCCGATGGAGCTTGCAGCCACGTTAAAGTAACGCTAGTTGGTCCAACAATAGTTGTGACCGAGAAAGTGGCGGGGCCATCTGCCACTACAGTTTGCCCGGTTGCCATCTGAGATGTGTCCACCACGGATATTGTGACCGTTCCGCCCTTAGCCGCAGGAACATTGAAATCGGCTGTGGTAGTTGTGAAGGCGGCTGCTCCGGCTGCTCCGGCTGCTCCAGGTGACCCATTAGATCCATCTTCCCCATCCATGCCAGGAATATCGGTAATCTGAGGGGACGAACAACAGGGAACACAAGGAGTAGGGGACATAGATTTTAATTGCTAACGGACACGCACAATGCCTAATCATGGAACACTGCTAATGTCAACTGCCAAAAGAATCAAATACGGGCTCAGCATACCCTATGATCAGGATGATCTCGAAATCGAACTGGCATTCATAGCCAACGGAGGCTATTTCACCGCTCCAAACGGCGCACGGGTCGGGCTCGGTATGTTCGAGCATTTGATGAATGCCCGAAAGCTTGCATGGCCGAACCGTTATCGTCATCGCTGGACCGACCTGATGTACCGCAATTTCGTAGAGAATGACGTAACCGTTTTGCTTGGGGCCGCCAGCACTCAGAAAACTTCTCACGCCTGTGAGTACGTTCTGCTCAATTATTTTGCGCGCCCCGATAACACGCTCGTTGTGCTTTCCACGGTGAACATGGACAAGCTGGACATCGGAGTTTGGGGCGAAGTCAAAATGCTCTGGAAGCAGGCAAAAGAGCTATACCCATGGATTCCAGGGAACTTAATTGACCACAAAAGGGCGCTCTCAACGGATAATCTATTGGACGATGGGGTTCGGGATATGAGGAAAGGTGTAATAGGGCGCCCTTGTTATGTTGGCGGGCGCTGGGTCGGGCTTGGCATTCTAGCCGGTTTGAAGCAGGAATATATCTTCTACGTCGCCGACGAACTCCAGTTCATGCAAGAAGCTTTCTCTGCCTCGTGGCCGCATCTGTTCTCAAACGGCAATGTTAAAGTCATCGGGAGCGGCAATCCAAAACACGATCCCGATGATGAACTGGGCAAAACCGCCGAACCTGGGGATGGTTGGAATTCGCATCCTGAACCACAAAAGACTGAGGTTTGGAAAACGAAATTCATGGGGGCCAAGTGCATCAATCTCGTGGGTACGGATTCTCCTAATTTTGATGTCCCCGATGGTTCTCCAGAACCATATCCAAAGCTCGTTGGCCGGAAGTTTGCCGCCCGAATAGCGCACGATCACGGCCCTGAATCTTTCGAGTATTATCGGCTCGTTAAAGGCGTGATGCGCGTTGCCTTCGCTCATTCAAGAGTTATTACCCGGCAACTTTGCCGGGAACATCATGCTTTGGAGAAAGCTGTTTGGAAGGGAACACCATTGAAGCGTGTTTACTCACTGGACCCGACTTATGGCGGAGATGACCGTTGCGTTGGCATGTGTCTCGAATGGGGCGAGTCTGTCGAAGGAGAAATCCTGATTCGAATTGTCGGCTACCGAGTTTACAAATTTGACCTTTCTACAGACCGAGACGTTGAGCTTCAAATCGCAGATATTCTGGCTGAAGAACTCAACAATTACGGCGTAGCGTCAGAGGACTGCTTTTATGACTCCGTCGGCAAGGGAACGCTCGGCGGTCCATTCGCAATCAAGTTTGGAAATAAGCCACCTGTTGCCGTGGATAGCGGAGATCAGCCAACAAAGAGACCTGTCCGGCAAGACCTTTTTGTTGAGGAAGAAAATGGGACCAAACGGCTAAAAATGTGTTATGAGCACTACTCTAAATTCGTTTCGGAAATGTGGTTCTCAGTCCGCTACTGTGTCGAAGCAAACCAGCTTCGAGAATTGCCAGAGGAAGTGATGGCGGAAGGCTGCGCCCGTATCTATGAGATGGTGGCTGGCAACAAAATTCAGGTCGAGCCGAAGTCTGACCCGAAAAAGAAGGAGGATTTGAAGCGGAGACTGGGCAAAAGTCCTGATTTGTTCGATACCCTAGCGATAGGCATTGAGGGGGCCAGGCAAAGAGGATTTCTGATTGCGAGGCTTGGAGATGCTGTTGCCGGCCAAGACAGCGGCGAAGATTCCTTTGACGCGGACGCCGAAGCATGGGATAAAGCCATCAAAGATAATTTGCTCGTTCATTCTTAATGCCCACTCGTTACAAATTGAGAAGCTTTGAAATCACTCCACCAGGCGGTTACGTGTATATTCAGCAGAAGGGGATTACGCGAAAATTTGCCAGCGTGCCGCTCATCGAGGATCAGGCACAGGCTGTCTATCAGTTTCGCAAAGCCAACGGGCTTCCGCGTGCCAGTCTTGATGAGTCCTTGGCCGACATCGAAAACTTCACCTGCTACCGGCTTGGCGGAATGATCGAATGGTGCTATGACACGGATGGGAGCAATGCCGGTGCACCAAACCCAGTGCTGCAAGGCAAGAAGCCGTGTAAAGGCTGTGGCGTGGCCCTGTTCACATGAATGTTTTTGAGGAAATCCTGGCTGATGCAAACGGGGCGCTCCTTTTGGCCGATTGGCTCGGAGACGGCGGTGCTCCGGTGGAACCTTTTAAGGCAGAGTTTCGAGCACAGCATTGTTTGAGCGGCGATAATGGCAAGCCATGTCCGCACAATCGAGAACCAGGTTGGTGGGATCGTCACACCAAAGACCCGGTTGCTCAATGGATGCGGAAACAGTTGGAGTTGAAAAATCGAATGAGTCTGCGGTTGAGCGGCGAGAACGAACTTGGGATTTGCGATGTTTGCGGATGTTGCTTGAAGCTTTTGGTGTGGTCGCCTATTGAACGAATCCGAGAGCACACCGACGCCAAAGAGATTGAAAAGCTCCCCAACTGGTGCTGGAAACGTGCGGAGTTGGAGGATAGGACGCGATGAATTTTAGCACGCCTGAACGAATTCTTAGCACTATCCGAATGGGCGACAGTGTTGCGCGATCCCGCGCGGAAAACCGCTTGAAGGTGAATAACGCCATCAACTGTTATCCTCCGCTCAAAGAGGAAGAAGCCAAAAAACAGGGATTAAAGATCAATGTCAACTGGGGAGAACTGTTGACCCTCATTTCCCAAGCTCGCCGCCAATACATGACCGCGTTTTGGGGGAACAATAATTTCTTCCGAGTTAAACTCCCATTCGCTCCTGCAGAGCATCAAAGTGAGTGGGAGACGTTCATCACGGAGAATATCAATCGGTTCATGCGGGAATCACTCGAATACTACGATTTGCATAACTCGAAATGGGCGAGTGTAGTCAGCCATGGGATTGGCCCTACTCTTTATCGAAATGAAGATGATTGGTGTGGGGATTATTTGGCTGTAGAAGATTTCCGAGTGCCGACTAATACGCTTACCAGCTTCAAGCAGATGGACTGGTTTTGCGCTCGACACGCCTATACGCCAGGAGAGCTTTTGAAAGAAGCATTTAGCGACAAACCGAATAACCATTGGAGCAAAAAGAAGGTAGCCGAAATCCTAAAGAACTATAAGGAGCTGAATTTTGATTCCAATGGGAGGACTTACAATCTCGAAACCGATGTCGAAAAGATTGCCGAGATCGTGAGGGAGGACGGAGGATTTTTTACCGGAGATTCGATGCCAAGCATCCCGCTCTATCACTTCTACTTCAAGGATGATACGAAGAAGGATAATGAAGGTTTTTTCATGCGGATTCTCCCTGAGACGGGCGCGGTTCATGGGGGTGATCCGGATGAGTTTCTTTGGACTTCCGAAAAGCCGATTGCCAAAAAGCGAGAACATATCCTGCAATGTCAGTTCGGCGATTTGAGCGCCAAAGCTCCTTTCCACGTCTATTCGATTCGCTCGCTGGGCTACGCGCTATTGGAGCCGTGTTTCTACACAAATCTGGCACGGTGCAAACTTTTGCAGCACATCTTCGACAATTTCAATCCCTGGTTGCGCATCACTGATCCGATAGACAAGGCTCGGGCGCAACTCCAGGAGTTCGCAAATTTCAGCGTGCTCAAAACCGGCGTGTCGGTGATACCCCAAACCGAGAGGCATCAGATTGACGGGCGCTTGGTCGAAACCGCAATGGCGCAGCTAAAACAGTTGCAACAGGAAGCTTCGAGTAGCTACACCCAAAGCATTGATAACGGCACCAGCCGGGAACAGACGGCTTTCGAGACTTCAGTGAAGTTGCAACAGGTCAATGCGATGATGACGGGCCTTTTGAGTAGGGCGTTTATTTACGAGAATCAGGATTACATAGAGAAATGCCGAAGATTTTGCCGCCCAAATTCTCAGAACGAGGACGTGAAAGAATTTCAGAAATTGTGCAAGGATGCCGGTATTCCAGTAAGCCAAATGAACCCCAAATTTTGGAGGGTGGAAGCCGTGACTCCACTTGGCATGGGAAATCCGACAATGGCGACAGCGGAGGCACAACAACTTGGAGAAATTTCTCCCGAATGTGACCCGACCGCGCAACGCGAGATTCTGCATGAACGATTACTCGTTATCACCAAAGACCCCCGCAAAGCCGCTCGCTGGGCTCCGTTGGGCAAGGATCGCGGCGTGACCGATGGCCAGCGCGATTCGCAGTACGTCTTTGGAACGCTCATTCAGGGCGTGCCGGTGCCAATAAAGGAAGGTTTGTCGGTGATAGATCAGATTGAGGCGATGCTGCCGCTATTTGCTGGGAAGATCGTGCTGCTCGAAAATCGGGACAACATGGCAACTCCAGATGAGGCTTCGGGATTGGTCGAGGTCAACAATTACCTTGAACAACTCGTGCAACGGCTGGCTCAGAACCCCCAGGAGAAACAACGGGTGAAGCAGTATTCAGATTCTCTCGGGAAGCTGATGAATCAGGTCAAAGGGCTCTCCCAACGCGGCCAGGAACACGCGCAGCAACAGAACATGAACGGGGAAGGCCAACCGGACCCGAACGCGATAGCGAAAGCCTCGACAACTCACATGATGGGCAAGATGAAAATGGATTTGGCTGCGGAGAAGGCAAAGCAAACTCAGGCGGAGAAGGAAAAGGGTTTCGTCTTGGACCAGCGCAGGAAGGATGCCGCCACTCACGCGCAAATTCAGCGAGACAATCTGAACCAGCATTCTCCAAGCGAAAGCATTTCCTATAAGGACGCGCCACCGTCTATCAAACGTCAGATGGAGGCACAGGCCGGAATGGTTCCCGCCACGGAGGAAGAAACCAAGCTGGAGATGGAAGAACGAAAATCAGCCGCCAAGCCGAAGCCAGAGCCCGATCCAGTCGGAAAGTAATCCTCCCGCCGCGCCACGTCAGTCATCCATTATAGACGACGCGGCCATTCATAGTTGCGGCGGGAGAAAGTGTTATTTCAAATCCTTGATCGCCCGCTGTTCCCAATCCAGACCATCATCCGCAGGTGGATCTCCGCCACCAGGGCGTTTCGGTGAAGGGGTCTTTTCTTTATAGCCGTCGAGTTCACCCATTGCATCAGCAAGCTTCTTCTCAAGACGCAGCACTTTCATCTTCAGAGGGGCATGAGCACCGACGATCTGCCGAATGTGAGCATCCTTTGTGATGCGTTGGTCCAAACTCTCGGGACGCCAATCCCAAAGCTTGTAGCCCTCGTTTCGTAAGTTGGCCAATTCCTTTTCATCGGGCGCATCACGATAATCTTCCACCGATTCAACGAGGTCTTGATTGACCTTTCGAAACAACTCCCCGGCTTGCTGCCGGCGAGTCTTTTCCTGTTCCTGCTGCTTTAACGCCTCCGCCCGCTCTTGCTCGCGGACTTTCCCGACATTCTCCTTTGCCTCGTTCAATGCGTTGGCGCGGATATTGTCCAATCGCTGCATCGAGCGGATGTGTTCCATGACAGCGCCGGAGGCGTCTCCGAACATTTCCTTGGACTCTTTGAATGCCTGGTTCAGCGGCATCCGATAGAGCTTGACGAAATCCGCCCATGTCGCCGGATGCTGTCCGGTAACGACCTTGTTCCCACCCTCATCCTCGCCGTAGTCGAGAATGGTCAGGTGCGCCAAGTCCTGCTTGGCATAGGCCATCGCTTCCTCGAACGGTTTGATGTGCGCTTTCTTGAAATCCTCGGTCTCCTCGACATTGAGCATCCGAATCTTGGCTTCGCGTTCTTCGAGCGCCTTTTCCATGTCCTCAAGCCGTTTGGTCAGGACTGATGTATCCACGCCCTTGCGCTCGTACTCCGCGATTTTGGTTTCGAGATCGGTGTAAGCCTTGGTCTTGCCGGCCAGTTCCGTTTCCAGAGTTTCAAGGCGCTGGCGCAATTCCTTGGGCGGTTTGCCGGCGTAGGGATCGGATGCGGCAGGCTTCGGAGGTATCACCGCGCCTTTAACCGGATCCTTAGAAGGTTCCTTGCCTGGCTCTTTGGCCGGCTCCTTCGGTGGCGCATCAGGGAGCTTAACCTTGCCCTGCAACTCGCGGAATGGGTCTGAGGCTGGCTGTGATGGTGCTGGGGACGGTGCTGGCCGCGGCACAGATGGCGCAGGGGCCGGTGAAGGGGCTGGCGGTGCGGGCGGTGCTGGTGCAATGGCTGTTTCTGGCATAATTATGGGTGGTTAAAGTTTACCGATGTCGTCAAGGTCGTGGTGAAGTCCTGGCGTTGGGAATGACGCTGGCTGTTCTTCGGCTTCGGCCAAAGAGTGCAGCATGGCGAGCATTCCGTGAGCACCGTGAAGTTCGGCAGAAGAAGGCTCCATTACAGCGAACTCGCTTCGAGCATGAAGTGTCACGTCATCAAAGCGCGGATCGCTCACAATCGAAACCCACCATTTGACGAGTTCTTTCTGGCGCAGGAAATGTTCTCGGGGTGTGGTCATCGTCCGTTCTTCGGCAGTGCAATCAGGTTCTCGGATTTGAGGATAGTCGCGTGGGCCATCTGGTGCGAGATTTGGTCCAGGCACGCGGATAGCGATTCGTTCTCTGCCTGATGCTTGCAGAGCATTGAATTGCCATCGGGGCCGGTCGGCACCCATTGCTCGACCTGAACGAATGGCAGATTGGACTTGGGCGACCGGCCAATGATAAGAGGTCCGGCGCTTTGAGTGAGGATTTCAGCTACTCGATCTGTTATTTTCATAATTAGGGGTGTGTTAACAGGGCGGCACCCGTTTTTCCTCGATGCAGCCTGCTATAGATTGTGCTTTGGTTGATGCCGTACATCTCCGCCCATTCTGGAGCGGTCTTGAAAATTCCGCTTATACAAACCTGCCGATTGTTGTTCTTGTTTCTTTGTTGTTGTGTCCACGTTGCCCAGCGAACGTTCAGTGGCCAGTTATGTTCCAAACATTCCGAACATTTCCCACAACAATAATTTAAGGAGTTGTCAATTCTGTCCAGCGTGTTACCGGGCGGCCTATCTCCGAGCAACGCCTTTAGGTTTAGTGGCGACGATCTTAAAGAGGCACAAATGGAAATTCCCCTTCCTCCATAGCGGTTATAATGGTCGTGCTTTGGATTGTAGCATCTTTCACGCATGTTGTTCCAACTTGAAAACACAGGCTCTTTAGAAATGCCGTGTGTCGTTTTTCTTTTCCCATTCCTGGAGGAAATCTCGCGGCTATAGCATCCGCATGAAGTGGTGTTTTTGCTAATGAGGCTTGCGGCACGAACAACTTTTTCTTGCCCGCAATCACATTTGCAAAGCCATAAACGTTTTTGAGACTGTACACCAGCATCTTTCAGCGCAACAAGCCTTACGAATCTATCTCCGGGTTTAATATTCATGGAGGAATTATAGTATTACTCTGATCGCAACATCTAGGGAGCATAGTGTAAATTTTAAGATGAGGAAATGCACAAACCGCCAAACTGATATCGGCAGGCGCATAAATCTTGCGCTGGGTCCGCAGGAGGGTCGGCATGGCTTTCTTGGCGATGATCTGAGAATGATTGCACATCGGATATTTTACCTCGAACACTTCGCCTTTGATGTGCTTTGTCGGCTTATCTTTGGTGCAACACGATCCCAGAAACAAGAAATCGAAATCGGGCGGAACGTCCTTTAGTGCCTGCTCGGTTCGCTTTCGCCAATCGGGATGAAATAATGCATCCCATTCAATGAACCAGAAATACTCCTCCGCCATGAACATTGCTGCTGTCCAGAACATCAGGAAGCTCACGCAAAGGGCTGTTCCCTTTGGCCCGATCCTATAACCGCTTCCCGGAGCGTCCACTTCGTAAGTATTGAGAGTGGTCAGGCCCGACACTAACTCGGCAGGAGCAACCAGTTTGTCGTAAGCGCAGATGCATGGGAATTCCTCAGCCTCGATGCCGACGCTGCGAAGATGCTTCTGGATGGCCTCGGTTTTCTCCGGGAACTCCGGGACGATCATCACGAAGGCACGGATTTTGTATTTGCCAATTTGGATCATGGTTTCCGCACCCATCGGAAGTTGTTGGCTGGCTGATCCTTTCCAAAAATACCGTGCCTATGCAGGAAGAAGTCCCAAGCACCATGAGAAAGCGATCCAACTCCAGGAATTGTTATTCCCCATTTGGTGTCATCGCTGGCAATAATTCCACCTGAACGGACGTTAGCCCATGCCCAATGATATTCCCAGGTCTGTGTCTCCCAATCGTGATTACTGTCATGTAAGAAAATATCAATCGGCCCCGTCCGACGGAATATATCGTCCAGCGCATCCTGACTGCGCTTCCTGATGAACGTGAATCGCGGATGAACGATGGGGTAAGCTTCGTAGAATCCACTGGGAGTTGGGTCGCACGAAAAGAGATGTCCATTTGCCACGCTATCCATCGCCACCAAGTAATGCTCGCTACTATACCCGCTCTCGACTCCAGTTTCGATCATTACTCTTGGGCGTTCTCGGCGAATGACCTCGGCAATAATTGATTGCCCGTGATCGGGATGGTCCAGCATCCGTTTCAATGGCGAGTTTCCTCCCGCGCCTACGCGGACTGGGTCCGGACCAATCTTTGCGTAGTCAACGCCGTTTACGATATTGTTCATAAATTAACCGAGTTTGGTTGCATAAATTATCGCCCGCCACGCCTCCGGGTTTGGGTCGGTGGTCTCAACCTTGAATCCGTGACGTTTCAAAGCGTCCATGTATCTAGGCCCGTCTTTGTAGTGGAACTCAAGCATAACGATGCTCGTTTTGTCGAGCCAGGATTCGTCATCGAATATCTCTTGCTCTCCGCCTTCGCAGTCCAGCTTCACGCACACAGGAAGATGGTTTCCAAAGACGCTTTGCATTCCTGAAATTTGAGTTCCGAGAGTAAAGCACTCCACTTTCGATAATACCGTGTGAAGTGAGTCAAAGCAGGTTGTGCTCTCCCTAACTACGTCCAAACTTGAATTTACCGGGCTGGTGGGGACATGTCTGAAATCTCGCGTCCCTTCGTTTTTAGCAATGGCAACGTGATGGATTCCAATTTTAGCGTTATTCAATTCAGCGTTGAACCGGGCTATGATCCAAACAGGAGACGGCTCAAACATCCTGACCCTGCAACCTTTGTTTACGGCGCACCAGATTCCAAACTCGCCGTAGTAGCCGCCGACATCAATGACGATTGAGCCTTGGGGAATCCTGTCTTTGTGGTAGCAGTCCTCAACCAGCACTTCATCGTAAACCCCTTTTCCGCCAGGCAGATTCAGCAGCCGAAGATTCCCATAGTTGAGGAATTGTTCGATCACAAATTCAAATCATTTTCCCATGCTCGAATAAGATGACATGCCGCATCGTTAATCCCAACAGACACAATCCATCCTCGCGCATCGTTCAGTGCTCCAGTTGGAAACACAACTCCAGGCTTGAAATGGAAGCAGTCGTATTTCGGAAGTTCCGAGCCGTAGATGATTGGTCTCTGACTGACTTTAAGAACGGAGAAGGGCGGTACGCGTTCCATCAAGGCCGCGCCGACATAGTAACGGGTCTCGCGCTTGGTCGATCCGAATTCTGTTCGCGAATGGAAAAACCGCAGCAACTTATCTCCATACCCAACGATGTTACCGCCTCGGATAGGGCCGTAAGGCCAGCGCCTCGAAAGCGTTTTGTATTCGTTGATGACGGTATCTCCCTGAATCTGGAACACGCAGTAATCGGGTTCCGAGCGATAGACACAAAAAAGATTCTCGTCGGACTCGAAGAAGCACCAGTTTTTCTGCATTCCCGAGAAATCGTTGTCCCCGGCTTTCACTTGATAAATGCGGCCGAGTTTGAAGCCATGCTCAAGCTGGGCATATTTGACGATTGATTTCGGAGAAGCCTGGCCTTCAAAGTTAGATTCAACCCACGAAATCCATGTCTCTCCGTGAAAGGTGAACAGCCGCGCATCTTCAAGGCTGTAGCCGGTCATCGGCAGGTCTTGCGGCGATTGCGCTATGCCGTCAACGATCTGAGACATGGCAATTCGGGTCCGGTAATCGGCGCCGAAGTGGTAGCGGAAACTCATCCATGTTTTGCCATTGATGCGGGCGATGGATGGATTGTAGGCAAAGGGGGGAAGCTTGGAAGTGTCCAGCGGGATGCGTTCGACCTGATCTGCCGCCTGGGGATAGCGAGATTCCATCGGCTTCATCGCGGCAAGCAATTCCCGGTTATGACGCAGGCGCGGCGGTTCTGCGGGGATGTCAATCATTTCAGCAAAAGATAAACAGGCATTAACCGAGGAAGATGGTCGGGGATCATCGTTTATCAATATCAACAATGGAGATTTTTGAATATCCGTAACTAACGAGGGGTTGGCCGTTGTTCCAACTTACTTTCACAAGTTGATATTCTCCAGTAAGGGTTTGTCTTTGCGATTCTGAGATTGCGTCTAATGAATCAAATATAGCGAACGATCCATCCTTTTTTTTATAGCAGACTGCATCTCTAAACTCGTTAGTAGAATTCATTTCGCTTCCCTCGTGACGATGCCGGTTATATCCGATGCCCCGCGCCCATGAAAGATATTCCAGAGCGCCTGCGGCCAGTAGATGTCTGTGCCTAAAAGTAAATCGGGAATTTGGTCCAGCACAGACTTCCAAAATGATTTTCTGGCGCAAAAAAAGTCACAGACCGGCAAGAACATTCCATCCTTTATGGCATAAGCATAGGAAGCGTGATGGGCCTTGGATCGTTGAACTGCTCCCTCAGAGAAAACCACGTCACTTCGGCAAATGGCGACATGAGTTGAATCCTTTGCCCGCTGCATCCCCAATCGGATAGAATCTTTGAGATAGGGAATGCGCTTTTCGTCGCGCAGCACGGTCACGCTGTCCTTGCCCATCATCCCCGGATAAACCGGCGTGGCCACAAACAGATTGCCCAACAATTTTGGGAATCCTCCGTCGTAGGCGTTCCAGACTAAAACAGCGTCTCCATTCAATGCCTGAGTCGGCCAGTGTTTATAGCTCTGAATCACAGCCAGCATTTCATCAATGCGATTCGGGAAGTCGGAATAGCGGCAATAAAAAATGTGGTTCGGCTGCGGGCTGCTGCCATTCCAGAGCATTGGTTTGTCATTTGTGAGCGCGATCACGGGCAGCGAGGGACACGCCCTGGCGAGATGCAGTGGGGCGCTGTCAACTGCGATTAGCACCGACGCGAGTTCGTAAAGGCCCAGGAGATCATATATGCGTTCAGCCTTCGGCAGTTCCAGTACGGTGAATTTATGGCCAAAGGCCAATTGCAAAACTTTGCGAAGTATTTTTGCGTAAGAAAATGGGCTGGTATGGCCTTCAATCGAAACCAGCATGAGCGGCTTTTTCCATTTGCCTTCTCGGCCAAGTTCGACCGATTGAATCAGCTTGGATTCACGTTCTTTATCTCGCCTGTCAAATACCAGTGGCAGCACGTCATCCCACAACGGCATTTTACCAGCCAGCTTCCAAATCTCCTTTACAAAGGAAGTCATCCGCGCCGAAGTTTGGCCGGCGGGGCGATAAGTGATTTCCTCAACGTCCTTCGTGTTACCGATGACTTGCAGGGATTTTACTGCGGAGAATTTAGACTTCGCAAACTCGAAGCCTTCGCGCAGCATGTGAACACCCCCGTCGAACGGCACGGCATTGACGTAACTCACGCCATCAAAAAGCTGGCTGTGCTGATTGGAGCAAACGAGGTTCGGCTTCGTGTCGGCATCGGCTTCTGCTTTGAGAAAGGGTAGAGCGGAAATCAGATCACCGTTGCGGCCAAGCAGAAGGTAGTCGCTCATGGTAGTCGTTTAATAACTCGAACCACTGGCCATGTTGCATGGTGTGGATGTTCCCCTCGCTGCTTGCGAATTCTAAGATTCTCTTTTCTAATAATCCGCACCCATCGCTTGGGCCGTTCTCGCAGGAATCTGCTGAACTCATCCTCCAGAATCTTCTCAAATTTACGCCGCATGGATTTCGGAGCAGTGGGAATTTTGACTTTTACGAGCGGCGGTTTCATTGCCCGTTCTGGTGTTGAGACATGCGGCGTTCGAGTTCGGCGGCGGCAAGTTTACAAGGATTCCGTTTCCCGCTCGCGTACTTCCTCAGTGTTGGATAATCAATGTCCAATTTTGATGCTGCCTCTTTCAACGAGAGTTTTCCTTTCCATACTCTGATTCGTTCAGCCAGCAACATTTTGTGATTGTTCCCATTCGTCACAAAACAAAGCAAGCATAAATTACGCATAAAGCGTAGTTGTCCATTGTTGGTCATCAAGCGCCCCACAAGCGCAGCGGACGTAAAGCGGTTCGTCCCCCGCCAGAGAATAGCAGCGTAGCGAGATTCGCCCCTCGAATTGTTCCCGACGAAACACACAACCACTTTTAATTTATGGCCCTAAGTTCAGCAGACTGCGGAAAGTTCAACGATTACCTTGGTCGTCGCCCCTATGACTGGGACAAGCGCATCGCCAAGGATCGCAAGCCCCATTCGTACATTTACACGGCGATGTACAAGACCTCGCCATTCCCGACATTCGAAGGCACGACCCACCTGCATGAGCGCGTGTATGTCAGTCGGCCCAATGATCCGAGCTTGTGGAACCAATTTACCGCCGATCCTTGTATCGGCGCTCCATGCACCCAGGTCCGGCAATACGTCTGTCATGGCGTGGACCAGCTTCGATATGACCGTTACAGCCGGGAATATCAAACACCCGTTTTCTGTTTGGACCAACTGAACACCATCGAGGAAGGCATTGCCAAGATGGCTGCGATTGCTCAAGGCTACCAAGATATGCCCGAGGACATTTCCTCGGACTTCCTGAGGCTGCTCACGCTCCGCAAAGCTGGCACGCAGGCGCAGGGCGCCGGCCTATGGCTCTCGGGCGTGGCCGACAGTTCGGGCAACCCCGTCGCAATTGACGTGACGGAAAACATGTTTCTCGTTGCGCCTTCGACTGCCACGCCTGGCACCACGGCGAATTCGCTCTACATCAACCTGAATGCCAACAACGGTCTCGGCCTGCTTGGTTACGGTACGACCGCCTTGCTGGCTGCCGCGCTCGGCCAGTTGACGATGGAATATCTCCAGAATCAGCAGGAGGACCTGGCCGCGAACGGTTATCACGACCGCGACTGGCTGGTTGAAGGCAAGTTTTCAATGACGGTGGATGCGACGACTCGCCGGCGATTGCTCGTCGCCAACCCGGCGCTCACGCACATGTACACCAGCGCGGACTTCGCCAAAGGCGGCAGCTTCTTCGGCTACGGTTTCAATGGTGGCTGCGGTGATTGGCTGTTCAAAGAGGACAAGCAGCAAATGCGATTCCGCTTTCGCGGCGATCTCGACGGCAAAACCCCGACCGGGGGCACTTTGGCTGGCGCAGTCTGGATTCAGCAAGTGTGGCCGTACGAAAACGTGGCCGCAACGTTCGGTATCAAACCCATTTATTCCCAAGCGTGGAAGAAGGCCCCGATTCGCCTTTATCACGTTTACAACCGCGATGCCCGCGAAGTGTTCGTCGGCGACATCCAGAGCGTGAACGATGAAATGAAGTTCGGCATGGCCCGAAGTTTCATGGGCAAATGGGGATGGAAATCGCCCGATGTTATTATCACCACCGACCCCAACACCGGCCAGCAATGCACGCTGAACAACGACAAGAAAAACATGGGCTATTGGCTCGGCGAATATAACTTCGCTGAAAAGACTGTCTATCCCGAAATCGAACGTCTCATCCTCGGCCTGGGCGAACCGCAGCCTTATGTGCGCACACCCCTGACCAACACCGCGCCGAACGCGCCGATCTCGGCAAGTGACTACCAATCCCTGCTTGCCTACTGCCAGGAATGCGGGGAGTACAACGGCCCGGGAGCCTTCCAACTCCCCCCCGAAGATTAAGCAATCTTGTTTGGGTGAGCGGAGCAAACTCCGCTCACCCCTTCCAAGTAACATTATTAACGATATACCAAATAGTTCCTTGTCGAACTCGGTATTCTCGGGCGAGTTTACTCTGTTGGCCGCGCTCACCTGTGTATTTATCGCGTATTTCCTTTACCTGAAATCGAGTCAGTTTGTGAAGTGGTCCATTTTCTCCCGTCATGGGAAACGGACGCCGAATTCGAGAATGATCTCGCGCTATTCTTTCGCGTCTCGCAATGAGTCCGGGAGCGGCCCCTCCCATGTGCTTCCAGTTTTTCCCAACGAGAATGTTTTCAATCGTTGGCTGTGCCACTCCGTACTGTTTTGCCAGTTCGCTTTGTTGTCCGGTACGACCGGAATAAATTTTTCGAATCTCCAAAACCTGAGCCTCAGTAAGCTTGGAAACTGTAGATCGTTCTCCGCGAGAGTTGTGCTTATGGCCTTTTATCAGATACATCGTGCCTTGGGCAAGTTGGTCTCGGCTATTGTCTTTTGCAGAGCCAAGATAAAGATGCTCTGGATTGACGCACCAAGGAATGTGCTTCCCAGGACATTTATGCAAAATCCATTTTCCTTCTGGAATTGGCCCTCGGTTCAAAAGCCAAGACGCGACGTGGGCATAAATCATCCATTGCCACTTTCCTGTTCTTGGATTCCTTACGCCCCGCCACAGGCTTCCGTGATTCATCGGGGCTCGCCGCATTCCATCCCAAAGCCAGTGTGTAGGCGTGATAAAGACTCGTTTCCAAAATCGTTCTGGAAAGGTTTTCGACAATCCTTGCTCGGCAAGGTATTCGGGAGTAATCTCGGGACGTGCGGTATTTTCATTCATAAGTTTTTACTGTGCCGGGTCCGGGAAGTGATATTCGCCGGACCACCTTTGAATTTTGCCAAAATGCCGGTGTGACGCAACAAAATTATGCCTCCTGAAATGCAAGCGCCGACCGAAGCCCCACCCGAATACGGCTCCGACATGGGCAGCGAATCGGACATTCACATTCCGTCTGCGAACTTGCCCAAAGGCATCAAGGAAGGCGACATGCTGCGATGCACAGGGATGGATTCGAGCGGCTGCACCTTTGCCTTGGAATCGGCGGAAGGAGAGGAACAGGGCGAAGGCGATGGTTCCTCGGATAACCCACCTGACAAATCATGGGAAAGCGATTTCAGGGATAGCATGTCTCCGCGCAACCCCGACGAAACAGCACAATAAACGATCATGGCACAAACTTTGGCGGCATTACCGGCGCTTACGTCACCTGTGACGTTGGCGCAGAGCAAAACTTTCGTGGGCGACATGGCCGCAATCAACAATGTTGGCACGGCTGGAATCAAGACCATTGGCATCCTGGGCAAGATTTACAAGTTGGCGGCGGCTGGTGGAACCAACTACAAGACGAATCATCCTCAGTTGATTCAGGACGCGGCATCCTTGTTCGGCGGCGTTCAGATGCTCACTGATCTCGGCCTTTCGGAGAACGTGTATCTGGCTCAGGCGGTACAGGACTGGAGCAATGGCCGCGCAGCAGACGCCACACTGTCAGCCGATGTGCCAACGCTGCTCAAAGAGGGTCGGGACTTTCTTGCGTTGCCGGTCGAGACGTTGAACCGGCTTCGACTGCTGCTGAACTACAAGATAGCGTGATGCCTTGGCTTGTGACGCTGCAACTCTGTTAAACGCTGCAACCGCCAATAAATACGGCGAGTTGAGCGACCGGGATTTGCTTCTGTGTTTGGCGGCGGTGTATTGCGTAGGGCTCGGGTGGAACGCGCAGACTGCAACCGACAACTCCAAGGATTACCACAAACTGAGCGACCGCGATCTGGACAATTGTTTCCTGGCTGCGATATGCTGATGTCATGCATTTTGCAAGATTAAATCAAGTGAAGGGGGTTCCAGTTGGCCTGTGACGCTGCAACACTAATCGCGCTCGCTCAGGCGAACGGCTACAGCAAGTTATCCAAACGCGGATTGATGGAATGTCTAGTTGCGGCGGCTTGCGCTGGCGGGGGAGGGGGAGGTTCCTATCCGTCAGGAACAAAAGTCTATCGGGCGCTGCTCACACAAACCGGAACCAATGCTCCAGTAGCTACAGTCTTGCAAAATACGCTAGGAGGAACTGTGGCGTGGACTAGAAACGCCGTTGGAGATTATAGTAGTACGCTTATTGGAGCATTCCCCGCTTCCAAAACATTTTTAATGGCAAATGCAGGTTCAACCGTGAATGGTTGGGGTGGTATTGGTGTGTTAGTTGTGTCGAAAAGAATTTCTGACAATGTCATTTCTGTGATTGTGGCAGATGCGGCACTATCCGGCCAAGATAACGAAATGATTGGAGCCTCAATCGAGATAATCGTGTTCCCATGACTTATGCCCGCCTGCGATTCCCAAACTCTCCTTGATCTCGCTTATGCCAATGGCTACGCGAGGTTGAGCGACCGGCAATTGCGCGAATGCCTTTTGGCAGCGGCGTGCGCTGGTGGTGGCGGTGGCGGCGGTTCGGGCAATGTGCTATTTGGCGATCCGACTGGCGCGACGATTTCGGGAGGGGCAGCCTACGACAACGCTGGCAATCTTTGGGTTGATCTTGACCCGTCTGGTGCCCATGATTGGCAGAAGGTGATAACCGCCAATGCACCTGATCCCGTGATGGCCGTTGCCAATCGCACGCTGCCAGCCGCACCGATGGTCGTTCCCATCCTGGAACCGCCGCAATCTCCGGAGATAGCGCAACCAATTTTAACCGAGGCCAAGTCCTCGCGCTGGTCACGAATGACTAAAGTTCTAAACAAGGTTACGCTATGGTTCGCTACACTCTTGCATATCTCCTGATTCTGTTGGTTTTGCCGTCGCTGTGGGCTGGGATGCCGCCGCCCCTGGAGCGCAACGTGTGGGACACCAACGCCAACCCTACGATCACAGGGGACGGAACCACGGCGAGCGGCACTAGAGTTTTAACTCTCAAGAACACCGGCACGGCAGGCGAGTACACCAAAGTTACTTTCGACGCGCAGGGGCGCGAGACGAGCGGGACGACACTCTCGTTTAGTGACATTCCAGATTTAAGCGGGACATATCTTTCTCTTAACGCGGGTGGCATTCTTTTTGGAAACCTATCGTTTGGGAATCCGACCACAGCAGAAATCTTTGTAGGCGGATCGGCGGTATTTGGAGGTGCTGGACAATTTCAAATTGACTCCTCTGGCAATCTAATTGCGCCCAGCATTCGCGGGTCCAATCTTAGCGCTTCTACTGCTCTGGTTTCAGACAGCGAATCCCCTCCTAAAATTGTTTCGAGCACCACGACCGCAACCGAGCTTGGCTACGTTCACAACGTCACGAACGCGATTCAGACTCAGATAGATGCCAAAGGCAGCGGCACAGTCACGAGCGTCAGCGCATCCGGTCCTGCTGGAGTTACATGGGTATCTTCGGGAAGCGGGGCGGTGACGCTGACAGGTACGACTCCTGGCTTCATAGAAACCAACAAAAACGTGAACGCGATTTGCCTCTTCACAAACAACGGCGTTTCAATTGACATAAATTCAAGCGGGATAGTTACGCTCACCAATTATGCCGCTGCTGGACTAGGATTTGTTTGGAGCACGAATGGAAGTGGGACCAATACAGGCAACCTGAAAATGGCGACTGCGCATGTAACAGGAGCCTCTACTTTCGGCGGCGCGGTAAATGTTTCTGGAAGGGTCACAGCGACACAGTTTCTTAATAACGGTGCGAACGGAGAATCCACCTGGTTTGCGTTTGCGAATGGTCCTACGCTCGTTTCTTCAAGCGCGACAACGCTGAAAGTAGAGGACGTGAATGGAAATCTAGGAGGGGTTGTGTCATGCAGCAATGTGACTACCACAATAGGGGGAGTATCTTGGGCGGCAGCAACTCTCGTGACACTCACCAACGTAGTCGTCACAAATGTCACGCTCGACTTTCCAAGCACGGCGGCGGGGACAACCTCTGACCTGCTTGTAAATGTTGCCAACGTGAACGTCGGGGATTTTGCTTTTGCCTCCCCGCCAGCCGGATCAATGCAGGCCAACTCAATGTATTCAGCTTGGGTGTCGAATACTTTCGTTTACGTTCGTTTCCACAACGACCAACTTGTAAGCGCGATTGACCCGGCGAGCGGAACGTTTCGGGTGAAATTGGAGCAATGGAAATGACCGAAGCCGAACAACTGAAAAAGCATATCGAGTTCCTGCAAGGACTCATATTCAAGTTCTCGCCGTTGCCGAAGGTGCTCGTGGTCGAAGATGACGCGGTTGACTGGGATCTGTTCAAGCGGCTGCTCGACAAGTTTCAATGCGTGATTGAGTTGGTGCAAGACGGAGCTATTGCCGTGGAGAAAATCAAAGCCAACAACTACGACGTAATTTTTCTCGATCAAATGCTGCCGAAATTGACCGGGGGAGAAATTCTGGACAAGACCGTTGGAATGCACGAGGGCGCTCGCGTCATCATGGTGACTGGTTATCCAGGCAACCCGTGCGTGAGCAGGGCGCTCGACAAAGGGGCCGTCGTCATCGTGCCAAAACCAATTACTTTCGAGACACTAAAGCTGTTTCTTGTGCCGCGATATGATTGAGCGAATGGAAGCCATTGAGGAACGCATCGCCGTCGTCGAATCTCAATATAAAGAGATGGAAGTGGCGATGCGCGGCGACATGCGGGGCACTCCTGGGATGCTGCAAAATCTCGTTCGCATTATGAACGACATCTATACTCCACCCGATGGTTTGCGTCCGCAAATGACCGCTATCAGGGAAAATATCCGCAGCAAAGAGGATCAAGCCAAGGGGGCCATTTGGGTTTTGCGCGGCGCGTGGGCGGTGATTTTCTTTTCGCTGGGGATGGCAATCAAACACTTTTGGAAATGATAAAAAACCTACTCGCTAACTGGAAAACTTCGAGCGCCGGCGTGATGATGATCTGCACTGGCATCGTTAAGCTGGTGTTTGCCATCAAACACGGAACCGCTGATGAAATGCTATGGGGCAGTTTCATCGCAACGGTCCTTGGTGGAATCGGCCTGCTCGCTGCGGGCGATGCGAATAAGAGCCAGAGCAAAGAGGACGCCGCGCAGACCGCTGCCGATCTGGCCAATGTCACGGCAATGACCGCCGAGCAGGTCAAGGCGGAGATCAAGACGGCGTTCGTGAAGAAAACCGATGTCGCCCCAGACGGGACGGTAAAAAAGGATGCGTGAACAACCCGCCGCAAACGCAAGCCGACGCTGAGTATCAGTTAATGGGGATTATCACAGAGGCGTTCTCGAATGCCGACAGGCGAGATTCTCCCCCTCGTATTGCAGCCCGCGAACTCATAGCCTACCTTTGGAACCGCCCCCTTGACAAAAAGGCCACAAAATCTAAGCTTCCTCAATGCCGAGATTGATTTTCCTGATTCCCCTCCTGTTCGCTGGCTGTGTAGCCGTTTATCACGAGGCTCCGAAGGCCGTTGCCCCTCCTGCACAACCCGCGCTCAAACTCTCGACTCATTGCCCCTACTGCCACGACAACTCTGAGCAGGTCGTGGTGCGGCTAGAGCCAACAGGAACCAACTACATGCTGGCCGGCATCGTCGTGAATGCCACGGCGCACTTTCACTGTAAATGCTGCAAGCAGGAGTTTTTCGGCGCAGCACAACTCATCGAATCTCAAGGCGGATGGGTCTGCGGCCAGGGGACGGCTGGCACCTACGGCATGGACGCGATGAAATGGCAGACGAATCACTTGCCTGGGCCGAAGATGAGGCACATCCTTTCCACCATTCAAGCTCCTATGCCGCCAATGCCTGTTGAAAGGACCAAATGATTGATAAGCTTGTTGAAGCGATTTTCGCCCTCGTCCACGAGATGAGGGAGGACCGGAAGCAGCGCCCACTCGCAACCAAGCAGGACGTGGCTGATAGTGAGGCGAGGATTATCAAAGCGTTTGGAACTGCTGGCTCGGTCCAGAAGGAAGCGGCCGCCATCACGGCTGACCTTAAAGCTTCTGCGGAGCCGCTAAAGGCTGCGGTTGAGGCGAACAAATAATTTCGGGTAGAACTGTTATCTGCCCGTCTTGCAAGACGAAACAAAAGAAACGAAAGGTCAAAATCATGCCCGCTAAAGTACTGGAGGATCTCGCTGCCCAAGCGAAGGTGAACGAGGATGCGGAAGCGTCTGCCGTCATCGTTCTGAACGGCATTGCCGCGAGAATCCAAACCGCCGTTGACGCGGCTATTGCCGGTGGCGCGACCGCCGCCGAACTCGCCCCGGTGCAGGACGAAGTGAACGCCCTCAAGGCCAGCTCTGACGCCCTGTCTGCCGCGATTGTCGCGAACACATAATGCACTTGGCTTGGGCGGGGGCTTCGGCCCTCGCTCGGGCCAACAACGAAAGGAAATCTATGACGTTAGCGATGTTATTTTGGGTGATAATGATTCTCTCCCTCTTATTCAATCTCTGGTCCGCGTGGCCGTTGAATAAACAGAACAGCCCCGCTCTGCTCGTGTGGATATTGCTGGCGCTGCTTGGCTGGGCTGTGTTCGGCGCGGCGATTCATCGGTGAAGAAGCGCAAGCCCTCCTGCCCGCACCGTCATTTTATGATGACGAACGGCGTCGGCTTGGTCTGCGGAAAGTGCGGCGCGGTCTATGACGAATTCAAACAGCGGTGGACCAGGCGCAAGGTGAAATGACCCGCCCGCTAAAACCCACATGCTGCCTCTGCCTCTCAACCAAACCAAAGCCGCGATGGATAAGCACTCACTCTCGCGGGCGCTTCGTTTGCTCCGAACCCTGCATGATCTCTTTCGTCGTGGGGATTGACTTGCTGCCGGAGCCTGATACCAAAGAGCCGAAGAAAGTGGATATTTATGGCCATATCACCAATTCGTATGTTTTTCGGTTCAACAACCTATCGTTTCTTCCTTGATTATGACCTTTGCGTGCTTCGAGCGGAAAACAGCAGAACCTTTCAACGCTTCCTCAATCTGATTTTCCCTCGCTGTCTGAACCCAAACCCGCTTCCGATTCTTATGCGGGCGGTGAACACGCTCAAACTTCACGGCATCATCCATCAGCCGTGTTGGCGGGCTGCACGATGGAAAAGCAAAACGTAACCCATGAACGACTTTGACTCGGGTGTTACTCCGATGGCCAGGAACTGTCTGTGCGCTACAAAATTAGTCCGAAAGGGAGAATGGACAGTCGAGGACATGGAGCGTTGGCTAAACGCGGTAATCGACAGCGATGCGGAGTATATTGACGTGGCCAAAGAGCAAATCGAAAGGAAGATGAATGAGACACTGGCTTAAAGTCTATCAGACTTATCCGTTCGCCAAGGCGGCTTACGAGGAAACCAATCGGCTGATTCCGTTCTCAGCCCTGCCTCGTGCCACTCGAATGAAATGGGTTGAAAGGTTTTTGCCGAAGGAGTAAAACAACACCAATATGAAAATTATCTACTGTCTATTCGCCGCTGTAGTTCTCGCCTTCACTGGCTGCAAAAACATCACACCCGCCACTCAGCGAATTATAGAAACCCAAGCCGTCGCCACAGGTGTTGAGTTGGGCGTGCTGAAAGCGCCAACCGCCAGGCCATATCTCGAAGCCGTGACACCCATTGTCTGCGCCGAAGCTGCCGGGACTAATCCGTCGCCAGCGATGATTGTCGCCGCCATTGAAGCCTCTGGGGCCGCGAATCTCAAGACCCCCGAGGCCGTGATTATTGTCAATGGTGCCCTCGGAATCTACGCAGCGGTCGTCAGTCAGTTTGGAACCAACTCCGCCACGATGCAGAACTACGCTGGCGGATTGTGTGACGGTCTGACTCAGGGACTTGCCTTCTCGACTCCGACTGCCGCACGACGGGCGGAGAGAAATCCAAAGACGTTAAGTCCGCACGTCCAGTGAAATTCCTTCAAATTCTCTGCGCCTCCGCGGGCCACACTTGGGAATGCTGGCGCACTCGTGATGGAAAAGTAATTGGATGGCAATGCGCCCATTGTTGTAAGTTCTCATCAAAACGTCCCGGTGGATTATTTTCTCGATTCTTTGAATGAAACTTCTCCCGCTCTTGCTGTTTAATGCCAGCGAGATGGTTTGAGTGGTGTGCTTAATGCTTTTCCAGCAGCCCATCCGCGAGCAAGTCGCCTTCCGATTGTGCCCGCTATAAATCCGAGTTCTCTGCTCCATTGAGAGACGGTCTGAGTCTTGCCGTTAAATGTTAAAATGAGCGAGTTCCTTCGGTTGTTCGCTTGTTCTATTGCTGTTGCCCATTTGCAATTACTCGGCTCATAATTCCCATTCACGTCCTTGCGCTCGATGCTCATTTTTGGAGGGCATCTTCCCATATCATCAAGGAAGTTCTGGAAACGCTGCCACCTTTCACAAACTGTTATTCCACGACCGCCATAGTCTTTGAAGTGATGATATGCCGGAGATTCGCACCGTCCTTTCATGCGGCTCCAAATCCTAAATTCTTTGGATCTGGATTCTCCGTGAATGCGCCTTCTGGCGATTAGAAGCTCTTTTTGTAAGCAGCCGCAGGAATTTGTATGTCCTGCAAAAATAGAAGCGGTAGTGAGTGTTAGCTTCTGCCCACAGACACACTGGCAAACCCACTCCCTCTGCGCCTTTTTGTTTTTCCCCAAGTAGGATATTACAGTGAGCCGGCCAAATATTTTCCCTATCAAATCAACGAATGTGCGCGAGCACACACAACCTTTTTGAAGCATGACGATCCCTTTGAAGCTCCAAAACTGCCAGTGACACCATTTGTGAAGATAGCCGATGGAGTGAACCATTCGTTGCCACTAGCAGTTTTGGAATTTCCGGCAATCTTCACGTCCCGATTATGAGGTGAATATTTATGTTGTCAACAGACTTCTACGGGTATAGTAAATCGAATGTGAAGATGCTCTCGTTACTTCTCCTCCCGCTCTGCGGTTGCGCCGGAATCATCCATGAATTGAAAGCTCCAAACACCGGCTACGGCCTGATCCATCATTCTCGCGGCGTTGGTTTCCGGGTGCATGTTCCGAATCAGGCTGGCGGAAGCATGGCTGAAATGTGGTTTGGATGGCTCTCGGAGACGACCGAATTGATTCCTTATTGCACAAACGCCCAAGGGAACGTGAGCACGGCGGCGATAAATGACGATTTCCATTTGGATAATTCCCTGTCCTTGTCCCCCTCTACAAAAATTACGGAGAGTCTTACGACCGGCTGGACGGGTTCTCCACCACCGCCGCGATTCCCCCGCCTGTTCGACCCCACTGTGAAACTCAAACCAGCTTCGACCAACGCGCCATGAGTGAGAAGGCTCTAAGAGAGGGTTACTGGCCATGCGCCTGCGTGAAGCGCGACAAGGCAGGAAAAATGACGCATATAAAACTGCAACCACCTGAGCGCCGACGCTGCCCAACATGCAAATCGGTTCGCCCGGGCCATCGAGGCACAAAGAGTGAACGCACCATATCGTTCCCGTAAAAACTTTGCAGCGAGAGAGTTTATTGCAAACTCACTTGGAGAAATGCAGCATCCACAAAAGGCACCGTGGCTAAAACACTTTTGCAAGATCAGACATATCTGGGTAAACTCGAAATTCAATAGGCGCTGCTCTCGTTGCGGCATAGAAGAAACCAAACCATGAACCCGCTCGACACAGCCCTGGCCGATCTCAAAACCGAAATTGACGACACAGTGCGGATTGAGGCGGCGGCGGGCGCGAAAATTGTCGAGTTGGAGAACCGGCACAGCGGGCCGACAATCGCTATCATCAACGCTTCTACGGTCGTCACGGATGACGAAGCACGAAAGGCAGTCGCAGCGCTGCAAATCCAAGTAAGCCGGGACTTCGCCGCCGCGTGGGGAATTGATGCGACACTTTTCTTTGTTCCGAAAGGAGATGGCAGTGCCGGGTCTGGATTAGGCCCTCAGCCAACCACTGGTGCTTGGCAGCTTGTGATTCTGGACAATTCCGATCAAGCTGACGCCCTTGGCTATCACGACATCACCGCCGATGGATTGCCCATTGGAAAGATATTTGCGAAGTCTGACATCGAAGCTGGCACAAGTTGGACCGTGACAGCGAGCCACGAACTGCTCGAAATTCTAGCCGATCCCGACATTAACCTGACGTGCTTTCGCGAGGACATCGGGCAGCTATGGGCGTACGAAGTCGGAGATGCGGTCGAGGCAGATTCTCTTGGCTACCTCATTGACGGAGTGCTGGTAAGTGACTTCGTTTTTCCAAGCTGGTTTGAGGGGTTCCGAAAGAGCGGCACGCGATTTGACCAGCAGAACAAAGTGACTGCGCCGTTCCAGTTATTGCCTGGGGGTTATATCGGTTACTACCAGATCAAAAGTGGGGCGGGTTGGCAGCAATTGACGGCAGATAAATCTCCGGCGACTGCTAGAAAAGCGCGTGCTCCAATCGGTTCCCGTCGCGACCGCCGCAGAACTCCCCGCAGTCAATGGATGGTTTCGACGCGATGAAGCGCAAACCCAAGCTCGCCACTGAAAAGAGCCTCAAGGAAGCGCTCAAGATTCTGCGATATATTTGCTGGCAGAACGAGCGAGCGAGGCAACGGCACATTCGAGAGAACCGCAAGTATCCAAACGGCTGACGGTGAAAGCCTTCCTCCTCGCCTCCCTCATCCTGACAGTCGCCGCCTCGCCTATTCGCTCACCTAAACACGCGGCCAGCATCTCAGGCAAGCCTCTGGCGCGTAAGGCCATTGTAGCCCAGCCTGCCCCGGTGAAGCGTTTAGCGCCCAGGGCTATGTTTGTGCTTCCGACTCCTCCTGCGCCCGCCCCAAGGCTGCCCAGCAGCTTCCACATCACCGTCCAATGGGATGCCGCGCCGGGGATAGCCGGTTACAACCTTTGGATGGGGGCCAATGGGAACGTCGGCCCGCCTGCACGCTTCACCACAAACAACTGGCTTACCGTCTCAAACCTCTGGCCGGGTGTGCGCTACGAGTTCTGCGTCACTCAGGTAGGGACGAATGGTCTTAACAGCCTGCAAGCATCGCCAGGGCTATTCTGGCCCGTGCCCCAGACGAATTACCTCGCGCTCGGGATTAGCAGCCCCTCGAGTACGGCATGGTCAACCAACTGGATTGTGACTAACCCGACTTCACCATCGTTCTACCGGATCAAACGCGATCCCGACAGCTACGCTTTCCAGCAATCGCCCGATCTCAAAAGCTGGAAGGCGATCCATACCGTGCCGACGCTGAACCTGATTCAGCCTCCTTATGTGCTACGATGGTCGAAGTGGAGCAATCTTGAGATGCAGAAGCCGGATTGACCATTTCTGTCGTGACAGAAACAGTCCCGGGGAAACACCGGGGCTACAACGCGGGTTCGCCCCGGGTTGTAAGAGTTTTGCTCCTCTGTCATGGTTTCGGCGAAATGACAACACCAAAGCAAATTCTGGAAATTCAAGGGACTGACATTCGCTGGCTCACGCCTTCTGCCCTCATAGCCGCAGGCTGGACGCTTTCTGCCCTCAAGGCCGCAGGCTGGACGCTTTCTGCCCTCATAGCCGCAGGCTGGACGCCTTCTGACCTCATGGCCGCAGGCTGGACGCCTTCTGACCTCATGGCCGATGTCCCTCTATTAAAAACACCTTACACAAAAATCCTTGAGTCCGTTCTCCGTGGTGGTCTGGAAATGGGAACATGGCACACCTGCGAAACGACTCATTGCGTAGGCGGCTGGACGGTGTTTCTGACTCCGGGAGGTAAAGAGTTGGAAAAGAAATTCGATACACGCCTCGCCGCCGAATTGATTCTTCGAGCGAGCAGGCCGGATGCGCCTCTGCCGAATTTCACCGCAAGTAACGAGGCCGCGATGGCTTTCATCGAGGCGCGGGCCGCTGAGGAAGTCAAATAAAAATGAACTATTCCAAACATGCGGAATGCAAAGGCTTCACTAAATGGTCAACCGCTGAAAGACCGATCCGATGCTGGAACCCACCAGTCTGTGACGGTTTCTGTCGTCACCACCATCCCCGTGGTCGTCTCGCCGTGCTTCGCGCTCGATACGACAAGCTGGGTCGTGAATTGCAATGGCTCGCCGAGAAAATACTCAGGCTGTCCGAGCAATCTTCCACCGCAGCAAAACAAAACCAACGAAAAGAAATCAACCAAAAACCAGTAACAGAAAGCTAAAACATGAACATATCAGGACTCAAACAATCCAACTTCTTGACCAGGGCCGATGTCGGTGCCGGTGTGTTGGTAACGATCAAGGAAGTGCATCAGGAAAACGTGGCCAAGCAAGGCGCACCGGAAGAATTACGCTGGTGCCTGTCCTTCGCGGAATATGAAAAGCCGATGGTGCTCAATTCCACCAATGGCCAGTTAATAGCCCAGATAGTGAAGTCAGAGGAAACTGACAATTGGACCGGGGCAAAGATTGTGCTATACGACGATCCGAGTGTGAGCTTTGGCGGGAAACTCGTGGGCGGTATCAGGGTGCGGGCACCAAGAGGCAGGGCTGCGGCAAGCCCGCAAGCAGCGCGTGGCCTTGCGCCAGTTCAGCCGAAGCCTGCGCCAGCGCCAGCGCCGGTGCAAGTTGTGGACACGGCTTTTGATGCGCCACTGGAAGAAGACGATGTTCCATTCTGACCTGTGCCAAAAGCTCTCACTACCAGCGCAATCCTGACTGGATTTTCCAGTCGGGCAGATGGCTCGCTTGGGTTCCGGGGAGTAACCCCGGAACTCAGCGCAGCCGAGAAGGTTGCCTTAATTGAGCTTCACAACCTCAATGTAAGGCTCCTGATTCAGCCTACTGACACCCCGGCTGAGGCTTTGATTGAGGTTAAGGGTGATTTAGATGCTAAGACCCCTTCGGTTCGTCTCAGAGCGGTTCTGTTCGTGTGGTGGAAACAACAGACTGAGGCGAAGAAAATGGACGGCAAGGGGTTTGATTTGTTCTACGTGGAACAAATGAACCGGATGATAGATGACATAAAAGGACAGTTAGAACCCGAACACGCATGAATATCGAGAAATTGAAGGATAAAACTTTGATGGTGCGCAACGACACCAAGTTAACCATCACATTCACAGCCGAGGCCAAGACCATGAAGGCCGACGCATTGGCCCTGGCCGATGCTGTCGAACAAGTGACCACGCCAGAGGAAAACCAAATTGCGGTCCAGGCACAGACCGCGCTCCAGACGGCTATCAGCCTAACCGAGAAATCGCGCAAGGCTTGCAAGGAGCCCGTGCTGGAGTACGGTCGGAAAATTGATGAGGCAGCTAAGATATTCATCGAGCATCTCAAGACCGCGATAACGAGGGTGTCGCAGATGACTGGGGATTTTGCTGCTTTGGAGCAAGCCAAGGTCCGCGCTGCCGAACAGGCTCGCAATCAGGAATTGCTACAAATAGAACGGGACAGGGCCACAGCAATGGCCCAGGCCCAAACCCACGAACAGCTCGATGAGGTTGCGGAACATTTCAGCGCCATTGCTGCTGCGGTTGCGCCACCGCCCGAGCCGGTCCGAGCCGAAGGCCAGAGGATCACGAACGACTGGGATGTGGTCGTCCAAGATGTTCACCTGCTCTATCGGTGCCATTCCAATTGTGTGAAGCTTGAACCTTTGATGGGCGAGATTAAGAACCTGCTTAAAATGGGCGTCACGCCAAAAGGGGTTATAGCCACGCCGATCGTCAAGGCCGGGGTCAGGGCCGGTCGTTATCCAACTGCGATTGATGTCTAACCCCCTCACACAAACCACAACTCAAACGAAAGGAAAACAGTGATAGTCAAAACGCAGTCATTCCAGAGCAGCAACGGTAAAATCTTCGGCAGCATCGCCGAGGCGCAGAAAGAGGAAGTCGCGCTCATCCTGCAAGAGCCACTGTCCAGCATCACGCCTGCCAGTGTGGCTGCAATCCTCGACGCAATCCTCTCTAACTCAGAGAAGATCGTTGACGTGCTGACGACCAAAGGCAGCAGCCGGCCAAAGGCTCGCACAGCAAACGGAGCCACGAGAAAGAAAAAGTCCAAAGAAGTGCTGCTGGCTCCAACGGCGGGTTAATCACGCAGTAAACCAATCAAACGAAAATGAGCGACCCGACCCGACTCCCGCCCCCGGCTGGTTACAATTTACCACCTGGCGTAACCTTGGACCAAGTGAACGGGCCAGAGGAAGCCCGTTGCGAGCGTTGCGACAAGCTGCTGCGCGGTTCGGAGATTCGCATGGGACTATGCCGTGCGTGTGACAGCGATGACAACGAGGGGCCAGAGCGATGATCCTCGGGTCCATCATCCTCCTGCTTCTCCGCGTGATGCTGGCCGCAATCTGCATCGCTGCGGTGTGGTTCATCGCTCGCTGGTCACTTGGCTCGGGGAAAGGATGCGCGTGAAAAATCCCCGCTACGACGTTTGGAAGATCGCCCGCGAGGAAGTCAACGCATGGAATAAACGGGGTAGCGTGATGCCTCGCGGGTTGGTGATGGCGATTCTTTACTGCTTCGCATTGAAGATCACTACCGGAAAAAGTTTTGAGCAAACCTTTCCAAATAAGGAGCCGAAATGAGTGCCGCCAAAGCGTTCGAGAAGTGGATTGATAGCCCGGTCGGATGTGTGTGCTCGAATTACCTCGCGCTGAGAGATGTTCCAGACCCGTCATGGGCATTGAGTGAAGTCCGACTCAAACAAGCCTTTCTCGCCGGTCGCGCGTCGGTGAGAACCAAGGCCAGAAGGAAGAAGGGCGAACGGTGAATGAATTTTGCGCAGATGATCCAAGGGTAGGGTGTCCGCTTTTCCAAGCGGAATATGGCGGTTCAACTCCGACCTCTGCGCTCCAACTTCGATTCTCAGCGTGCAATGAGTCCGTGTTCAGGGCGCTGAACACCCGATGGCATTCGCGGCTTCCTAAAATCGGAAACAGCCACTTCCGAGTGTGCTATCTGGCCGAGTGCGGCAACCTCATCTACGCGGTTGCTACATGGTCAAATCCGGTTGCGCGGCTTCTGCCGCAAAGGGAGTGGCTAGAGTTGCGTCGGTTCGCAATTTGTGATGATTCTCCCAAGTTCACCGCGAGCCGAATGCTTGGATGGATGCGCCGGGACATTCTCAAACGATTCTCGGAAGTAAATCGGCTGATTTCCTATCAGGATTTATCCGCGCACTCAGGAACAATTTACAAGGCGGCTGGATGGAAACATGCTGAAAATTTCAAACCCCGAGCCCGTGGATGGACTGGATGGGGAAACCGACCGCGCAAAGGCAGAACCAATCAAGCCGTAGCCCCAAGGATGCGATGGGAGCAATCAATCCGCGCCGCGATAGAAAGTAAAAGCCTATGACCGAAGCCCAAAAGAAAACGCTGTGCGCCGAATGGCACCGGCTACAAGCCGAGATGGGCAAGGCACGGAACCGGGACCAGGTGAGGCTGGCCAACAGCTACGAGCGGACCATCGCTCGAATCGAGGACCAATTGCAAAAAGAGGACGTTGACCCAGTGGATTACAAACCATGAAAACGACTGAAACCGATAACTGCTGTGCGCCTGACCAGCCTTGTACTTGGACTTGGCGAGACCGATTGAGATCCAAACTCTTTCCATTCGTCATCTGCCACGTACCCGAAGCGCCGCCGTCATTCCAGGATTGCATCGTAACCAAGAGCAAGAGCGTTCTATCCTTCACCGACCGCCTGCGGATTCTTCTGACCGGCAAGGTGGAAGTTGAGGTTCGCATCGTGACCGAACACGTTGTCGGCTCGATACGGACAAACTCTGTTCTGCGGGCAGGCCGATTCTGGAGCTGACAATGGACATCAAACCCGAAGACGGCAAAGACGCATGGACCCGCGACCAAATGCAGAAGCTTGGCCGCCTCGTGGACGAGGAACTGCCGCAGGGCTGGGGCTTCTTCATTATGGCTTTTCCTTTCAACGATGCTCCGGGGCGCATGAACTACGTCGCCAACGGCCAGCAGGCGGACATTTTGAAATTGATGCGGGAGTTCATAGAGAAGAAAGAGCGCATTGGAAAACTGGAAGGACACCATCCGATATGAACGATTCAGACCCCGAATCCGAGGCCAACCGGGGCGAGTTGGAAGGCGCGGGCATGTTCATGCTCGGCCTCGTGGCGTTGCTGCTATTCGCTGGCACGGCCTGGGGCGCGATTTGCAGCGCGGTTAGGAGGGTGTTTAAAACAAAATGACAAGAGGCCGCGAAATACTTCTCTGGAACCTGTTTTCAACGGGCAATTTGTCCTGCGATGATCTCATCTCTAAAGGCTATCCATCGCTATGCGCTGACTGCGGAAATCCGATAAGCCCGTTCTCTGGAAAGCGGTGTAACCCTTGCTATCGCCAAAAGGATAATGTCCAAACCGTCATGGACCCGATTGAAGCATTTGGGAAAATGGTTTTTCGCCAGCGAGTTGCCTCAATACTTCACAGGTTTGTAAAAAAAGGCGAGATTACACGAGTTAGCAGAGGGATTTACCAGAAAAAATAAATTACGAAAGTGTTTGCATGAAAGCGGCCCGAGGGTGTAAAAGTGTTGGTGTAGTCGGCCAGTTTGAAAGCTGGACGCTGCGAGATCGCTATGGTAAGTTAATTTCCGTGCTCGGTGCTCCGTTTGGAGCAGGCTTCTACAGCGATCTCCAGCCTCTTTCAAACCGAGCACCTTCTTTTTTTGAGGGTATGGCTACCGTGGTTCCCCGGCTTCTTCGGAAGCTCCGCAAAGGCGGATACAGGAAACGGGAATATCAAACATGGACGGCTGAGAATGACCCGACCGTCTTAAAGAAGTTGAGCTGGCTCTTATTGCATCACGCTCAACAGGCTCTTAGTGACAGCGCGTTAAGCTGTGCGGCTTCCGATGGGAAAGATGTGCCAAAGACTAAGAAAAAGCGAAGCGACCGACCGACCGGCGTTAATCCTTGCCCCTTTACGGGGGCTTTGGCTCGCTCACTCCCTCCCAACGTCATCTTGATTAACAACGAAGATCAATTCAATGGACACAATTAAAATCTGGTTCGATGGCGGATCGGTTGGAAACGGATACCAGCTTCAAGGCTATGGCTCCTACGAGATCGAATCCGAATCTTGGAAGCATCGGGTTGAGAGGATGGACTTTGAGCCACCTTCGACCTGCAACCAGGCTGAGTATCTTTCGCTCATAGCCGCTCTCAAATGGCTTTCTCACCATATCAAAGAGCCGACTGCCTTTAGACTGCATATCTGGACTGACTCGAAGCTTGTAAAGGAGCAGGTCCATGGCAAATGGAAATGCCGGGTGTTGCACCTTCGAGAGCTTCGAGATCAGACATTGGAGTTACTGCGATCGTATGCAGAGTTTCAAATTCAATGGCACGGCAGAGAGAACAATGTTAAACGATTTGGACACTGATGAAAAAGAAAAGCTGGCACGTCTCACCCTCATTACTCCCCTGCCCGTTCTGCGGAGCGTCAGAGCAAAAGCGAAAAGGCGGTAGGGTTTATGGGGTTCAGGTTCGCTGCGACTACTGCGGAGCCAGAGGACCAACGGCGGGAAACACTTTCGATGCGCGGGTTTATTGGAATGAGCGGGCTGGAAAGCGTGTGGCGACTAAGCCCACTGGCGTCAGGTTCGACTCGGTTCGAACGGGGACTGGATTATGATCGCAAAATTCACACAGCTTTCCGAAGTCCTTGGATTCATCGAAGCGGCCCTTCAATGCCTGGACCGAGGCGCATCAGGAAAGGAATATGATCCGTCCTGGATTAGACCGCGTTTGATGAAAGTGGATGAGGTAAAGGCGGCGTGTGAAAGCGCATATCATTTGCTGTTCAAAGCCAAGGCCGCATGTATTCAGGACTATGCTCACGCTGGACGTTGGGAATTGACTTACTACCGGGATCACTGGACGCAGGCACACTTTAGGACGTTTCAGACTTTCGATGAGATGATGCAGGGATTGCGCGGCCTTGATGACGACGGGTGCCTCACGATCACAATCAACCGATACGGCAAACCATGCCCGAAACCTGATGAAACCAAAGCAACTTAAACGCCATCGCGGGAAAGTCCTTTCGGCAATGCGCCTGGCAGAGGGAAGGAAGGGCGATACGAGGAAGCCTGAACACAGCCCTAATTGTGGTTGCTGGCAGTATTCAACGCCATGCGATTGCAGTCTTTCGAAACGATGAAAAGACCCCAAAAACTTACTCCGTGGGATAATTTCATGCTGTCCTGCTATGGCCATGGCGACGGCGCGAGTGGGCGCGGCATGGATGCCTACAGACTGGAATACGGGGCTTACAACAAGGCTTATGAAGAAGGCCGCAAGACTCGAAAGAGGATGAACGCTCGTTATGCGAAGGAATTCGGTATCACCAACAGAGAGATAAGGGCTTCGGTGCTAAGATGAGAAAACGGGATAGACAAGGCCGTTTCGTGGAGATGTTCACGCCAGAGGAAGCGAAGGCCAAAAGGCGATTGGTGAAGCGGCGCAGTAGCCGAAAGTATTATCACAGCCACCAACCACTTGTGCGCCAGCGCCGGAAGTTATTTTACCAGGAACAACCCGAGCGCGTCGTGGGCTGGATAAAACGCTGGCAGCGAAAGAATCCAGAGCTTGTGAAAGAGCAACGGAAAAGAGCACTACAGAAAGGCATCACGCAACTAACCGAGTGGTATTTACGGGCAGAGTGTCGTAAGGCATCTGTCCTACCGACGACCGAAAACATGCAGCAACTCAAACAATCAATACAATTATGGAGAACCAAACCTTTATTCAAAACAATGGCGGCGGCGAGCCAATTACTACGCGGCCAGTCATCGAAGTCAACATAGCGCCGAAGATCGAGGACTTTATCGCGGCAGTCCACGCGGGCGTTGCCGCATGGGAAACAGCCGGGGCGATGCTGGTGAAGATGCTGGAAGCTAACAAGCGCGTGTTCACAGATATTGTCACGCTCTACCCGTTCATCACGATTGACACTCTGGAAGTCTTTCACAGCATCGGCTTGCGGGCGCTGTATCCGCTCACCATGTTCCTTCCGCGCACAGTCCTGCCGATGGTCCGCAGGATGCGCTACGATGCGCAGAAGCAAGTCACAGAGAACCCCGTGCAGCTCGTTTCGCGCATGATTGGCGGTGCGCCGGTTATCGTCCGAAAGCCCGTGGCGAAGTTGAGCGCAGATGAGGCACGGCGCTGTCTCTGGCCTAAAGGCAATCTGAGCGTGGAAACACAGGTACGAAAGATGAACGATAAGATCACCAAAGCATTGACTCGAGCCGCTCCGAAGTTGACCGAAAAAGAGGCGCAACGATTGCCGGTATCCAAAGGCAAATTTGTCGTGCGCCGTGGCACGGGCGGACAATTCATTTTTGAAAAGACGATGGCCACTCCCTATAACACGCAACGAGTGATGCTCGAATCCGGTCAGGCGGTTATCGAATTATGCGAATGGGGGGGGGCGTAAGGCATGAATGAACCTACCAGCTTAAAATCCGATCCTGAGTCAATGCACGCCCTTTACTGTCGGCTGTGCAATTACAAGATTCCGTGGTCTGTCAGCAGGCTTTACGCTTGGGAATTGTTTTGCCTTAACTTCACCGAGGCTGATTTGATCGCGCTCATTCACCACGTCAGGTCCAAAGGCAAGCGAGGCCGGTCTTTGATCTTCCGCAGCCTGATAGCGGGTCCGGCTTCGATAGATTTTGCCATTGAGGATTTGCAGGAGGCCCGAGCTGAGTCGCGCAAGCCGCTCGTAAACCATGCAAGAGCCTCGGTGTTGAGAGCGACAGGAAGGAATGAGGAGCATACCTCGAAAGCGCGGCATGTATCTGAAATAATTGCGCCAACAAAGACCCCTGAGGAAATGAAGGCATTCTTTGCAAAGTGTCGGGCCGAGGCAGGACTATGAATGTGATAACCAGATCATTCGTGTCGCTTTACTGCCCGCGCACCAAGCGCGTCGAGAAATGGCGCGTGGACCATGTTTTCGAGTGCCCTGTCGAGCATGTTCAGAAGGCTCTGATACGGTGCGTGGATCACAAAGCACAGGAAGTCATCGAGAACATCGTGCCAATCCAAACCATACAATCAAAGGACCAATGAACCAGCTTTACGCCGCGCAACAGGCCGCGTGGAATGTTTTTAGAGAGGCGGGCAAGATAGACATTGAGGCCGAACAGCCAGCGCCGGCCAAACCGGGAAATTGAAATATGAAATGTGAATTCATCGAGCATGAAAGCTGCTTTGAAATCTCTTTTGAAGCAGAGACCAAAGAGGAAGCTGTAGCTCTGGCAAGATTTGGGATAAACAAAACCAAAGAACTTCGTTCGGCTGCTGCAATGTTCAACCAAAACGGCTCAGCGATGGGATCCGTGCTCATCGGGAAAAGGAAGGAGTCGAGCGCCTACCTGTGATCCAGAACGAAATCAAACTGACCGAGGCGGCTTTCAAATGATAACCCCCGCGCAGGAAATCGAGATGCAGGCAAGGCTGGCCAGGGCCAGGGGCGACTTGAGGGAGGTCCGCAAGACTGTGGAGGGAGTGAATGCGTTGGAAGTCGAAGCCGACCTGCAAGAAGCCATCATCACGTATTGCCGGTCAAAGGGCTGGTTCGTGCTGTACTCGAGGATGGACCTGCCGACAACGCTGCCGCTCGGCTCTCCCGATTTCGTCATAGCTGCCAATGATGGAAAGACTTTCTGGATTGAGTGCAAGCGTCCCGGCGAGAAGCGCAAGCCCGCTCAAATCGGCGTGGCTATGATGCTGGAAAAGCTCAAGGCGAACTACGGCCTCGTTTACTCGTTCCAACAATTTTTGGAAATAGTGAAATGAAAACGCTCGATACAACCTCGACCGAGGATGCCCGGATCGAGCAATTCGTTTGGGAATCTTTCGCGCACGCGCATCCGCACGAGGCCCACGAAACGGACCCGGATAGATTCTGGCAGCACTTTCACCAACGAGCGCCCGAGATAACCAGAGAGCAAATGGTTGCGCTGCTGAAAACCAACGAACCTTAATGAACCAACCAATGAAAACTGTAACTCTCGACTTCGACCTCGGCCAGCGCGTGATACTATGAATGGAACACCACTACTCCTAGCCATCATCGGGCACTTGGTCGGTGACTACCTTCTTCAAAACGACTGGATGGCTCTGCATAAAAAGAAAAGCCTGATGCGCTGTTCGGCACATTGCATTATTTGGGCTTGGAGCGTCTGTTTGTTTGCTGGATGGATTGGATCAGCAAAATACGGAGTTGTTTGGGCGATCCTTTTCCTCTTGCACATGGCACAAGATCACACAGACATCGTTGCTCAGTGGATGGACTTGATAGGGCAGAGACAATTCCGCACCGGATCGTGCTCTCCTTGGTCAACAATCGTCGTGGATAACGTTTGGCATATCGTAACCATTTGGGCAGTTTGGAGGTTTATAATTTAATGAGCGCCGAAGAAATCAAAGACCCACCCCGCCGCTGGCTGAAGCGATGATTGCGGCCATTCCAACAAGCTGGCTCGACCCGCTGCTTTCTGGAAAAGATGAAGTGATGGGTCCGCATCCGTGGGGCTGCCCACAAGTCGAAAGGCTTTTGAATGCCATCAAAGCCAGGCTTGTAAAGATAGCCGCCACGCAGTCGCGAATCGAAAAACGAAAGCGAGTGAGAAAATGACTGATTCAGAACTGAGAGAGTTGGATGCGTGGATTGCGTTTCGCGTCACGAAAGAGACGGTGGGATTAGTGCAAATTCGAGATCCCGACATTTCATTTTTAAGCCACTACACGACCAGCCCCGCCGCTGCGATGGAAGTGCTCAAGAAATGCGCGGAGAAGGTTGACCAAATCTCAATAACTGTTTGCGGCACTTGGGCTGTCTGTGAGGGTGATGGGAATAACAAAGATGCCATCGAGGCCGAAGCTAAAACCCTAGAACTGGCCATTTGCCTGTTCGCCAAAGTCCTGTTTGAAAACGAGAAAGGAAAAAAATGACTAAAGAAGAAATAGACAAAATCCAATCCGTTCTCTGCACCTTACTACAAGGTAGCGAAGTGCGGGACCTAGCGGCAGAGTTGATCGCCGGCGCCCGCGCTGGACTTGAGGCGCAGGCCAAACTCTCCGCCTTGCAGCGCGAGTTGGAAGCAGAGCAAAATAAAGGACAAGAGGTTCACGACTACTTGGTGAGCACAAATCCAGACAACCAACATCTTTCTGTGCTAGAGGCTGTTATCCAGCAAAGAGGGGTCGAGAACCAATTGCGAAACCAACTCTCCACCCTGCAAGCGCAGTTAGACGAGGCGAGGAATGCGTTGCAGACATTAAGTGAAGGAGTGCCACGCGGATTGCACTTAACTGAGTCAGCCGCCATGCAAGAGTTTGCCAGTGAGTTTCTAGCCGCCAGAAAGGCCGGTGCCTCGTGACTCCTGAACAAATGCGCGTGGCGATTGCGGAGAGTGTGGGGTGGAGAAGTGTTCACACCCATAAACAAACTAGGATAGTTCTTGGGGAAAACCCAATTAGAAAAGACGACTTTTATTATGATAATGTTCCCGACTACCTTAATAACCTTAATGCAATGCACGAGATTGAGAAAAACACTACCAATGAATATTGGGAGCAACTAGCTATACTTACACTTACACATTATGATTTTAACCTTTATGGTGAGTCTGTCCCTGCTAGTGCGTGGAAAGACTTTGCTCATGCCACTGCCTTGCAACGTGCCGAAGCTTACCTTCGAATAAAAGGACTATGGAAAGAATGAAATATCGTAAAAAACCAGTAATTGTAGAAGCAACTCAGTGGTTCAAGAATGGAGATCATTCCCAAGACTTTTCTAAAGAGGAAGTAGGATACGAGAAAGGCGAACTTAAGACGTGGACCGGAGAGGAGGTAAAAGCCAACGGCTGGGAAGGTCAAATCGTGCGCTACTACCGAAAGCCGGAATGCGACGGGCAGCGACCGTGCCAAAACTGCGGAATGATAATGCACCTTCACGGTTGGATTGACACGCTTGAAGGTGGCCACACCGTTTGTCCCGGAGACTTCATAATCACTGGCATAAAAGGCGAACACTATCCTTGCAAGCCTGACATCTTTGAGGCCACTTACGAAAAGGTGGAAAAATGAAACCCCCAAAGCGAAAACCTTTGTTGCTCGACCAACTAGAAGCACTTTACAAGTTTGAAAAGGCCAGTCGAAAATCCATCAAGGGTGCAGTTGCAGGCGGACCAAATTGCTCTTGTCATCCAAAACCAAAGCGAAAACGATTATGAGTAAACTGCTTGAACGAGTCTCCGAAGTTGGAGCCACCATTCGCCGTGTTCGTAAGTGCCGTTGCCTTACACTCCCTCAACTGGCCACCAAAGCCAAAGTCTCGAAAGGCGCTTTGAGCAAGATCGAAAACGGAGGAAACTTCACCGTCATAACTCTTTACCGGCTTGCTACAGCTTTGGAAGTCGAACCATCAGGACTCACACGATGATACATCCGGTCCACAAACGAATAATTGGAATTGAGAACGAGAGCGTGCAGCTTCGTCAGCAACTTGCCGCCGCACAGAAGGAAAACGCGGCTCTGGCGGCGCAGGTGGAAAGGTTGAAATCCATTTTAACTGAGTTAAGAGATGCGTGCAAACTTGAACCATCAATGAACCACATGCGTTATGACCCGCTTGGCGTTAGGGTTAATCACGTTATCTCTGAACCCCCATCCACCACTCTCTCCGCTTACGTGGAGAAAGCGAAGCTAGAGCCGATTGAACGTGCACTTAAAGAGTTTGCAGAATACTTCAAGCACACAGCGAGAGAAAGCACAGCTACAGAAGCCCTCGCCCTGCTCACCGCACTAAAAGGAGAGAAATGAAAACCGTAACTCTCGACTTCGACCTCGATAAATTCACACTATGCAAGTCAGGGACTTAATCGCCGAACTTCAGCGGTTTGATCCATGCCGGGTCGTGGAGATTCACGCTGACTGCGGGGAAAGAGACGTGCGTAGAAACTGCGTAGTGATGCGCGAATCATCGAAAATAGATGTCGTCAGCAGAATCCCATCTACCACTGAGCCGGTTGTTTTGAAAACTGTATTGTCTCGCCCGGAAGTGTGCAGGTTATTATGATCGCCGAAGAAACTCAAGACCCACCCCGCCGCATCTGCTCGGTCGAGGGCTGCAACGCGAGGGGGCGATGGGTGGCATTCGTCTCATGGGTATTCCCTCCTAGCCTGCAATGGCAAGTATCTGATCCGCTCTGTGGCACGCACAAAGACACATTCGACGCGAGCATGTTCCCACCCAAAGTAGAATTCCACCCCTGCTGAACTATGAAAAAACCACCAACCCCCAATCATATCTTCGGAATCGGCCACGACCTTTTCGGCAACACCTTTGTCGTAATCCGAACTCGCGGCTATGTGGATTACGTCTATGGAATGTTCAAAGGCCGTGAAGCACGCGGGGGTCACCTGGACAGGATTGAATCCTGGCACACCGAAGGCGAGCAGGTTCCGTTTACCCATCATCCGATTAAAGGCAATATCGTGCTCGTCATGGGAATCCCCATAACGGAAATCGTCGGTCCGGAAGCTGACGCGATTATCGAAAAGGAAAGGGCCAAGGCTTGAACGATGAAAATAAACCGACCGTGTCCCCTGTGTGGCAAACCGATGACCGAGCAATCAAAATGGCTGGGACTGTGGACCTGTCCGGATTTCAAAACAGCGATCAACGACTCGCCGCCGTTCCGCTACAAATGCACCGGGATGGAACTTAGCCCTGCTGCACAGGCAGAATTCTTTAGCGAGATTGCCGCGATAATTTCGAAAGGGAATTGACCAATGGGCCTGAACAACAATCCACCCGCAGGTTAAACTAGAGTGACTTAACCATCGTGAAAACGGCTGAAAAGATTAACCAATTCGGGGCAACTGGTTCGACAGATCCCAACCGCCCCAGCGAGCGCCGGCGCTTTCCGGCGCGATGATTTGAAATGACTGTTGAGCGCCCAATCCTTCGATACCACGGCGGCAAGTGGCTGTTGGCACCGTGGATCATTCGAGCACCCGCAGAGGCACAGGACGAGAATGAGAAACGCCAGCGGCCTCCGACTCGCGAAGACCAAGGAACGGAAGCCAGCCACGGGAAGATTAGATAAAAAACCCATGGCAGACAGGACCTTCGAGGTGTTCGACTGGCGAAAGGGGTATAATTTCACAGGAGTTTTCGAGGTTCACGTTTCATCTGGTTCGGTCGTCGCTTCGACACAGAGCGCCCGCAGTTCTGCGTTCGATTTGTTGATCGTTTCGGATAGGGAAGCGATCCTCTGAGCCTTTCGGGCCTCTGATGTCCCTGCGGACGCAATGACGCCTTCGACCGCTTTCATTGGGATGGTTGCGCTCCGACTATAGCTTGGTAACCCCATCCCTTCCTGCACGTAGGCCGTAAACGAAAGTCCGGGAGCGCCAATATCGTTTAATTTTATCCAGAAGTCGGCGCGATAGCCTGGAAACGCTTCTGTCAGCTTCTCAAACGCTGCGCCGATGTCCTGCAACTGCTCATTGGTTAGTTTCATAGTTTTTTTATCGTTAAGGGTTGGTTTGCCTGAAATTTAGCGCGCTCGACGGCGAGGCAAGGCCGGCAAATCCCGTGGCTGACAATGCCGTCCCGGGCTGGGACATAGAATGACTGGCCAGCGGCATCCCGGCTGAAGAACCGGCTGCACCATGCGCAAAGATAGAAGGCCACTATATCACCGTCCTCGACTCGTTCCGGCTCGCTGCGGGGCAAGCCAGAGGGGTAGTTTGTGGCAAATTGAGCCTCTTGGCCGTCATTTTGAGGTTTTGGGGGTGTTTGGGTGTTCATGTTTCCTCAATCGGTCTCAACAGCCGTTTCTCTGCGCGGTCCTGCCGTTGCTGTGCCAGCCTGATAGACTTTCTCGCCTTTTTCTCTCTCGCTTTTTCCAGCACGGTTTTATTCACCCGGCAGCGCATAGCGAAACGGTAAACGTCCACTACCGCCACGACCTCAGCGCGTCGTGTTCTCAATGGACGCAAGCTTAGGGTGTCGGGAATGCCCCGGCCATCACCGGGCACGAATGACACCACGATCCGCTTTCCTCGATCCGGACCGAAGGACCCGTCAAGGGTTCCTAAGGTCAGCCGTTTTACTTTGCTGGTCGTCATACCCCCGACTCCTCCCTCTTAATCGCGGCCAGCAGTTCCTCGGCCTCTGGCCCTGGTTTGGTGATCGAATGATGCCTGCCAGGGTGGCCGTACGTCCTGATAGCCTCTGCCTCGCCGTCCCGTTCGACCGCAGCCTTGAAGCACCGTTCGCAAACTCCGTAGCCGGTGTCCCGGTTCCACCATTGGGCGCGGGACGGCGCCAAGCCTCCGCAGCAAGCGCATTGCAGATTCATGCAGCCTCCTTCCGGCCTTTGAGGATCCACGCGAGAACCGCTTCCCACGAGTCCAGCCAAGGAGTCTTGAAGCTGCCTTGTGATGCCTGGCAAAGGTATGGGCTGCGGCCAAACGCCCCACTTGCCCCGCTTTTGCTCTCGCAATCCCAACCCAAGGCCAGAATCTCTCCCTCGAAGTCTCGTGTTTTGGTTTTCATTTACTTCAGAGATTGCAAGGTTCTTCTGCGGTTGCGGCGAGGGCTGCGCGGGCTTGGTCCAATCCGCCCAAGCTATCAGCTTCGGGATGGATTTCGGCAACGATGTCCACCAGCGTTTTAAGCGCCTCGACCATCGCCTCGTGAGAGTTGACCGCGCGGACGATGAAGTCGGCGTTCGCTTCCCGCTCTGGAGAACTGCCCATCAAATCGGCAATAGCCTCGCCAAACGGAGCCTTAAAGCTACCGTCAGCTGATGTCCTGAAATGTCTAATCGTGCAAGTGCCGTGCGCCCCGTTGTTGTTGTCCACTTCCCACGGCGTCGGAGTGTGCCTCGCCCGCTCTTTGGTTTGTGTGGTCATATTTTCTTTATCCTCTCTGTCCTCCCTCCGAGTCTCGCCAGTTGAAGTTGTGAAGCTCGATCCAGCGAGTTGCCCAGAGGGAGGACGGATTTGATTTTCGAGCTTCACGATCAAAGTCTCTCACAATCCCGAAAATCTCACAACCGGGGCGATTACTAATCGTGGCCCAGGGGAAACGCTGGAAACGACCCCGGGCGTTCCCCGGGACTTTAACCAAAACCCAGTGGTTTCCCCTGCCCCACGACGCGGGTTCGCCCCGGGTTTACAGATCTCCGATAAAAGCGCACACTGTCCACGGAATGAAGCTTAACTCAAACCAATTTGCGGCCCGGGGCGGGAAGCCCTCGCTTCATTCCACCGTCCCGGCGCCGCGCTTTAATGGAATGAAGCTATGAAGACAATCACTACAGCCGTTTACTCATTCGAGGAACTGTCCGACTCAGCCAAAGAGAAAGCCCGCAACTGGTACAGAGAACACGCCCTCGACTATGAATGGTGGGAAAGCACTTGCGAGGATGCCAAGAACATCGGTCTGAAAATCACTGGGTTTGACTTGGACCGCAACCGCCATGCAACCGGCGAGTTTAGCGTTTTCGGCGGTGCAACCCAATGCGCCAATCTGATTCTTGCCGAGCACGGCAAAGACTGCGAGTCGTTCAAAACCGCAACCTCATTCCTCGCGGACCTTGCCAAGCTTAACGCTAAGATTAAAGCCGTTGACGGCGACGATGAAACCAATTGCGAGTACGATTCATGGCAAGACAAACGCGGGGAACTGGACGAAGGCTTCCTCAAATCCCTGCTCGAAGACTATTCCACCATGCTCCAGAAGGAAATGGAATACCTCATGTCAGACGAGCAGGTTGACGAGAGTATCAAAGCCAATGAATACACCTTCACCGAATCAGGCAAACGGTTCGGCTGAACTAGCCCACAATCCTCCCTTCCCCCACGCCCCGCACTAACCACGCGGGGCTTTCTCTTTACCCACGTCCAAAATCTACCAGCCCCATCAATCAAAACGTGCTATAACTCAATCCAGAGCGTAAAAGGCACGGGCCAAGTGGCGATAAACTCGTTGCAGAGTGCCATCTGGCCCGAAGGCAAATTAGCGGGGCACATTCCACCGGCTGGAGCCAGTAAAGAGGCATACACCTCTAGGACGTTGTTGATAGCAACGGGGCTCGATCCCCATGTGCTCCATCTAATTTACGTAATACGAATACCACTCTGCGCCAGATAAAGCAAGCCGTTTCTACAAAAAACTGACGTGGTCAATCCACAAGCAGTTGCGGCCTTCTGTATGGCTATCCTTTCGGTGGGGGTCACCCGAACACAGAGCGGATATTTGATCTGGCCCTTTGGAATCGTTGGTCTGCCCATTTTATTGCTCATAAAATACTTTAAGTAATACGAAAATAAATGTTGACTAAATGTATATTTCGTATTACGATAAGTCAACAATAAATAACGTTATGGCAAACAACTTACCAACCGAAAAGAAAATCACCGCAATCTCAATATTAGGACACTACCGTTTTTTCCTTGCCAAACTCACCCAAAACACCGATTTACCATGAATGACCGCTTCCGAGCCGATCCCAGCCATCCGCCCAAAACATCGTTGGACGCCTGAAGAAGCCAGAGCCTTTAGCCTGAAAGGTCATGCTGCGATTGCCTCAAAAAAGCTCGTTCAACCTGAGCCTTTACCAGAGCCGAAGCCTGACCGGACATTCTCAGCCCTGAGATTGGCGCGTGTGCGAAAACAGTTGAAACGGATTGATGAGATGCTGCTTACCGAGGACGACCCTGCCAAGCTCGACCGCCTGGCCGCCGCATCCTCGAAGCTCGAAGAACAAGAGCGCCGGCTGTCTGACCGCAGCTTGCCAGCCGTCCGCAAGGCCGTCCTCGATCCCGGCCCGAAGCAGCGCCGGCAATCCTTCGTTCCCCAGTTCGAGCCAGCTCCAGCGCCCGCTTGTGGTGTCGAGACCCCAACAGGTGGTGTGCGGACGATCCCGCCAGATCCATCCAAACCACAAGGCTAATCCGCTCACGCCCGCTGTGTGTTCGCACAAGTGCGATTGAACACAAGACACATTGTGCGAAATCCTTCAGGGCAGACACCGCAAGACAGCCTGGACGCGACCCGATCCCAAGCATTCTTTTTCCTGGATCCGTCCCCGCCATACTAGGCCGGGAGGGGGCTCGATCTGGCTCGCTCATGCCCATGCCCCGTCTTTTGCAACAAGCCAAATTTGGAAACTTTTCCAATGCCAAAGACCTGTAAGGCGATTATTTTGGGTTTGGGGTGGATTCGGTCAGTATGGAGGCAGAGCACTCCCCCGTGTGGGCGGTCCTGAGAAGCTCTATTCGCGGGTTTAGCCTGCTGTCCTGCGGTCAGGCTATGGCTTCTAGGGACACAGAGGGCGGTCGTGGCGGTACATGATTCTGGCCACTTATAGGGTGTTGTTGCGACGGTTCCCGTGACGTATGGGACAGGGGTCTAACCGTGGGAGCGGGGTAGGTAGCGCGAGGCTCCGGTGTATGTATTGAAAGTAATTCGGTGTGGCAAATTGTTCGATTAAAAACGTCCAGCAAGGTTTTCTTTCGGTGGCAGTTCGGGCACAGAACTTGGAGGTTATCTTTTTTGCCGTGACCGCCTTTAAGTCTTGGAGATATATGATCTATGTCGAAGAAGGCGAACTCTCCGGAATAAACACCGCATTTCTGACACGTCCAGCCTATGTTTCCGAATGGAAGTTTGAGAAGGACGTTGAGAGTATAAATACGTTCCAGATTGGCTTCTGAGAGTTTCTGGTAGTCTCGTGGCAGACAGAGCCGGTGGATGGTTTGTGGGCCATATCTGAGCTTGTAAGGATGCTTTATGGCGTGACCTCGGTAAATATCGGCTGCTTTCTGTCCGTAAAGAGGGATAAGGCATTGGTAACGTTCGTTTATCTGCTCAATCCTATTTCTCTCAACCGATCTCTTTTCGGCGGATATACGGCAGCAATCCGCGCATTCCCAGGCACCATTGGACCATCTAATTCGATTCGAGTCACAAGCGGTGCATTTTTCTGGTTTGGGAGGTCTTGTGGCGAGTATCTTGTCGTAAGCCTCTTTATTGATTCTATCCCTGTGCCTTTGACGGAAATTCCTGGCATATTGAGCGGCCTTTGCGGCGTTATTTTTTAACCACAACCGCTTCCTCTGTCTGCCTATTTCTGGATCTGAATAGGGCATTTTGAATGGTGCAAATTGGCTGCTCCGCTCAACCGCGCCCGGGTAGTTGCGGCGGTTCTAGCGGGACTTGTTACGGAGCAAAGGGAGGCCATCCATTGAGGGTGGCAGGTGCAATCGGAGGGAGGGTAGCCACAGGAGGGGCAGGAATCTATGGAATTGGTGGAGCCGTGTCGGAGTTGAACCGATGACCGCAGAGAGGCGTTCTCCCTGCGCTCTGTCCGTTGAGCTATAGGCTCCATTAAATCAAAAACGCCTGTGCAAGGCGGCTTGGACGAGAGAAGCGGCGCTCCCCTCCCGCCCTGCACGGGCGTTTCTATGATGGTCCAAGTCATCTTGGGATACGAATCGCACGTTTGCGAAAGGGTGGCAAGCATTATTTTCATGGATCCCACCCTCCCGCCGTCATCGCGTCGGTGGCCTCGAGGAGAGTTCACAGATTATCGCTCGGGCGGGAGGGTGGAAAGTTATGGTTTTGGCTGAATGTCGTCTGTGAGCCTGCCTCCAGTTCCTCCGATGAAGGAAATTTCAGCAAGAGCCTTTAGCGCGTGCCTCATCTGCTCATCACTCATGCCCATGCCTTTGCCCCAGACTTCTTTCAAGGCTTCGGAAACGGGGATCATAGAGAGCGTTTCGGCGGCGTACTCCGGCCAGGTATAAGGTTTTGCTCCGAGAGCCCGTAATCGTTTGGGCATCGCGGTTCTTGCTGGAAGTAATCCGAAGCCAGCGCGCGGCAGCGGGCGCCCCTGAAAGTCCCTGCCGAAAGCGAGGTCCAGGATTAAACCCATGAATGGGCTGGATTGACTGCGGGCATAATCGAACAGGGTCTTGGCGGTATTTTCATCCTCGTAGATGATCTTGTTGAGTTTCCCTTCGTTTTTTATCCCAACCCAGAGGCGTAATGGGAGACGAGCCATCGAGAGCATGGCATTGCCGTAGGAGACCTGCATTCCGGCGACTTTGAATTTCATAAAATCGCTTTTCATTGGGTCGGTCATATTGACCTTCTGATTGCTGCCGGTTGCAGAAAGAAAACCCTGGTTGAGAGCGAGCAATCCAAAAAATGTTCCAGCAACCCACGCCTTTTCTTTGACCTGATTTATAGCGAATTGCTTCTCACCAAGAGATGAATCCTTCCAATTGATGAAGGTATCGGCGGCACGAATCGGATCGCCTAACAGCCACATTGCGCGAGAGGCTTCGAGCCGGGGGGCAAACAGGGCGATGTTGGCCCCGCTTGGAGCTTTTCCTTTTACGACACCAGTTGCGTGATTGATGCCGTCTGCGATTGCGGCGGCGACTTCTGGAATTTGTGAAGTCTTAGGCAGTTTGTTCCAGTGCTGATCGAACATGTCCTGACGGAGAATCTTGAGAACGGAATAGCCGCGGTTTCCCATGCCGGTTAATCCCCCGAAATATTTGGCTGTGTCGGGGCTGTTGTAATCCTCGAAAACGAACGGATCGTTTACCAGGCCGGCACGGCGAGCAGTGACATAATTCTTTCGGCGAAGCAGATCCTGGACCTGCATTTCGTAATAAGCCTTCCCGCCCTTTGGATTGACCATCCGATACATTTTGCCGAAGTCCCGAATGTAGCTGTTCCAAAAGCGGGGCTGGAAAGCTACCATTGGGGCGTGAGTGCCGAGCGCAACCGTGCCGTGAAAACCGACTTTCAACCCAAACAAAATCTTTGGAATGTTGGCAAGCGCCTTGTGGTAGAATGGCGTTTCAATACTTGTCAGCCATCGTTTCGCATCTTCCTTCATTCGGCGTTCGGTTTGCTGCTTGCGCCAAACGTCATCGGCCAAAAACTTTGCACGCTTTGTTTCGTTCAAAAGGCGGGTGACTTTCTCAACCTTCATCCCCAGGTCGGTAGCGACCTTGTTTCGGATTTCGTCAAAATCATCCTCGCCTTTGTCGAGATACTCCCGGACCTTTTTCCAAACGGCTTGTTCGGGGTTGGCTCTGGCATCGCGTTCAGCCTTTGCAAGAGCAACTGCGGCGTCTCTCACTTGTTTATTTGCGGCGTCGAGAACCTTTTGGATTTTAAGACGTTCAGCATTCGCAGCCTTTCGATCCGAGGAGGATTTTGAGACACGCTGTTTTGTCTCAGCATCGGCCAACTTGGTTGCTGCGTCCGTGGCTACCTTGCGAGCGGAATCCAAAGCCTTCTGTGTGGCCTTAACCTGATCGTCCAGAGCCTTGCGAGAAGATTCTGCAATACGCTTCTTGTTTTCAGCTTCGGCCAGCTTAACCGCGGCTGATCGGGCCCCCTGTTGCGCGGCCCGCTGATTGACGTTCTCGCGCTCAAGTTGAATCCTGGCTATCTCACCTTCCCGGACTGTGCGGGCAATGCGGACTTTATTTTCCAGTTCAGCAATCCGAATGGCGTTTTCTCGAACGGTTTTATTTGCGGCGTCGAGAGCGCGTTTCTCCGCATCCGTCCCCTTGGATTCTTTGTCGAGATGATCTAATAGTTTTCCTTTGGCTTCGGTCGCAGCATCGGAAGCCTGCTTGACCTTGGAAGCCTTTTTCTTGGCTGTGCCTGCCTGATTGGGGGTAAAATCTTTTTCGGTGTCTGACTTGAACGCTCTTTGGAGTCCGGTGAATGAGCCGGTGTCTATGTCGGTTTGGCCCTGTTGCGCTCGGCCTTGCTTGTGCCACTCGGTCTGCATCTCTTTGCTGGCTTTGTCCCACTGGACAGCATCCAGGAACGCGGCTTTGTATTCGGGCGAATCCGTGCCGAACTTTTCTTCGATTCGTCGCGCATCACGAAAAGCTTTTTCTCCCATTGCTCGGGTAGCGGCCATTCCGTCAAACGAGATGGCCTTATTCTTTGAGAATTCATCAACCGCAACTCTCGCCGAATTGGGGTCTTTGGCCAATAAGTCCTGGCCGTGAACCACGGCTTCAAGTGCGCTCACACCTTTGCCGGGGTCAATGGGAATGGTCTGACCGGCCTTGGCACGTTGTTCCCTGACACGTTCCGCTACGCCGTAAATATCAGGATCGCCTTGGCCTTCAACCTCGCTGTAATTCGCTGCGCCCATTCCTTTCTTGCCCAATGCCCCGGTTGTGATGTCAGGATTCCCCACAATCCCCGGACCTTGCTCTTGGGCAGGAGTTGCTGCGGCAGGACTTGCCTCAACTGGCGGGGATGGTTGAGCCGCTGCTTTTTCTGTTGATTTTGTCTCTCCAAACCCCTTTCCGAACTTTTCATGCAGTTCCCAAACCGGATCATCACTGTAGGCCAGTCCTTCTGATAGCTTACCATCTCGTTCCAGAAAGCGGTATCGGATTGCGTAAACGGTTTGTACAGAATCGTTGGTGGTTTTTTTTACACCAATTACGTCGGAGAGTTTAACCGGAGCGTTTCTGAGACTCAGATCGTCAGTTACATAGAGGTTATCTGCAATTGGAGAAGCTACTTCTTCCGGCGCTTGGCTTTGAGTTTCGCCCTGATCTTCTCCTTTGGGTGGTGCTTCGGCAGGCTGTTGAACAGCACCGGGCTCTCTTGCTGCCACTTGTGCAGCAGGTTCGGGTGGTGGATTGCGAGGTATCTCCACTGGGCTTGGCTGCGGATTGGCATTTGGTTCTCCTTGGTTGAAGTCTGGAGGTTGAGTTGCTGCGGGTTCCGAAATATCGGTTGCGGGATAAGCCCCCAACTTTTCAGCGAGTGGACGGCCTGCGCCATGTGCCGCACCCAATGCGGCAAAGCCCGTGTTGGCAACAGCCTGACTCACCAACTCGGAAATCCTGGCCAGGTCTTGTTCCTCTTTTGGCTTTCCGAGTTCTGTTCCAAGTTCGGTTGCGATATGCGGGACTTCTTTGGCCATCGTCGTGGCGAAACCGAGAGCGACAACTTTTTGAAGTGCGGCAGGCAATGAGCCGATTCCCAATGTTCCAACGCCCAAAGGGGAAGTGAAGAAATCGGCAAATGATGATCCTGTTTTCAGGACACCTTCTAAAATGTCCTCGCCCTTTTCCAACCCTGTGCTTGGCTGCCTTGGGGGTTCGGGAACCTGCATCCATTCCGGTTGCGGCTTGATGCCTTCCATTTCTCGTAACGGCTCGAATACCTGTTGCCTAGTCTCGGCTAAAGGTTTGGTAAGCTGCTGGTATAAATTTAGCGCAGGCTTGACATCGGGCATCACCGTTGGATGCAGTGTCATCTCGCGCGTCTGCCACTCTGGAATTTCGAGACTGGGGAGGGTCTGTTTTGTTTTGTCAATGACGCCCGATGGCTCGAAGGGTCCTGCGGTATCGGGAACTGGTTCCCAATCTGAAAAATCAGCTTTTGATTTGCTCGGCGCTGCTACTGGTTCCCAATCCGATAGGTCCACTGGCATGTCATTGATCTTCCTCGCCAGAATCGGTTTCGTCAATGGCATCCGATTGCTCGGATGCGCCGGATAATGGAACCAATCGCCCGCCGCGCCATACGGCTACAGCGCCGGTCTTTTTATTGCGAACGGTTTGGCCTTCGGTGAATGGAGATATGCCGGCGGAAGGTTGGGTAAGCAAATCACTCGCTCCTAAATCCTCACCGACTGGAACCCGTCGCGTGTGATGTACAACCCTTGATGGAATCTCAGGGACGGCGGCGGAAACGACATGCGAACCAAATCCAAGGAATCCGCCTTCCCGCTTCTCTGGAATCTCTGGAGTCCCCGGAATGGTTTCGTCGTATTTGAGCGTTTCCATCGGGTGAGTAACAGGCCGAAAGGTATTCGGAGAGACTTTCACGTATTGCTTGCCGTCCGGCCCAGTAACTATCTCAGGACCGGCGAGCACGTTTTTACCCTCCATCGCTGTATTGTGCCTTGTCCTCTCTCCTAAATCGTTGGCGTATCTGTCAATCGTGGATTCGTGATAATCCTTTTGTTCCAGTAAATCCTGCCGACGCAGATCATCAGCTTCCTTTTTGAGTTCTAATTGCTGCTGCAAAGCCATCGCCTGATGCCGCTCGTTCTGTGCCAATTGGTCGTAGGCAAGCTGGAGCCGGTCGGCGGTAGATCGTTCCTCCAGATCGGTAGCACGAGCTTTGAGGGCCAAGCCAGCGCCGCCTTCCATCGCTTGAAGGAAGTTCGGCGGGTGCAGCCAACTGGCATCGGGCGACAAGCTCATGCGTAGGCCATATCCTCGGAGTAGGGATCGTAATTGAAGTCGCCTACGCCCTGATTGGTCTGCGGATTGGCCGCATCCCAAATGTTGTAGCGAGTTTCGTCCCATGGCGTGCCGCCCGGTTGGTCAACAACCGCGCCCGTGGTTGGGTTTACGTAAGCGCCAAAATAATCATCCCAAACGGCATTCAGACTGGAAGGTGCCTGGCCGGGAGGCGTCGATGGATTGGGCGGATAGCCAGCGAAACGGTTTGGTTGGTTTAGCGCATCGGCTGGGTTTGAGTCGCCACGGTTGCCACTTCCTCCCGCTGGAATGCCAGCTCCGCCACCACCACTATAATTGCCAGTCCCACCTGCCGGATTTCGCAAGCCCTGATAATACTGGTTGAAAAGCTGGCGGGCATAGTTCTGCGCCTGCGTGGGGTCCGGCGCCGCGCCATAGACGGAGTTGCGATCAGCAATCTGCGTTTGTAACTCAGGTGTGACGGTCTGAGTTCGGGATACGGTTGGAATCGTGGCGTTATATTGGTCAATCGCCTTGTTTTTGAGGTTTTCGGTGAACGATCCGAGATCACGGGCGCCACGATTATTGGCCAGGGTTCCAGAGATGGCGTTGGTTCCAGGCATCCCCGAAGCTGTAGCGTACTGTGCGTTGTAATCCTGTAATTGTCTGAGTGTTCCGGGAGATAGTTGGCCGTTTAGGCCCGCGAGAATATCGCCAGACACCGCTGCGTTTGTACCGCTGA